TTACTGATTTAGAGCCTGGGGCATGGATGGGGCAAAACCTCCAAAATTTGCGTTGAGTATCGCCATCTGATTACTGTTGTTGTCAGTCATCCATTTTCCGTAAACGTTGTAAACCATTTGCGCTGACGTGTGGCCCATCTGTGAGGCAATGAAGTTTGGATTTGCTCCTGCACTTAATGCCCAACATGCGAAAGTGTGTCTTGATTCATATGCACGGCGATGGCGAATGCCGGCTCTCTTGAGCACATCATTCCACGTCGCGCCGAATGAACCAGGTGCATACCAGTCTCCACCTTTTCCATTTCTTGCAGTCAGCCGCGGAACAAATACGAAAGTACATGCATCTGTTCTTGTTCTGCCGAACTCTCTCAAATGCACTTCTATTTGATGCTGTTTGCCCATTCGGGTATAAGCCATCTGGCTTTTCAGAGCCTGTATTGCTGCGTCGGTGAGCACTATTTCCCGGTTACCGCATTCTGTTTTAGGCGGGGTGAAATGCCCTTTAATGGCAATGTTGCGGCTTACAGTGATTGTCCATTTTTTCAGGTCTATATCTTCCCAGGCCAGCGCACTGATTTCTCCGTGGCGAAGTCCTGTGTTAACGGCCAGTATCCACAGATTTTTTATTTGCTCTGATGGGCAAGCGTTAAGAAGTCGGAAATATTCTTCGTGGGTAAGTGGATCTGGTTCCGATCTACTCTTCCTTAGAGGATCAATACCTTCGAATGGGTTTCTGTCGATATACCCATTTTGCTTAGCGAAAGCAAACATACCTCCAAGGCAGTTAAGGTAAACATTTACTGTTCTCACTGTCCGGCCTTTTTTGGCGGAGCGATTCTTCTGGTGTATCCCGCAAATCTGGAACCCTGTAAGTAACTCCTTTCTCACTAACAGAATCTGTTCCGTGTTAATGCTGGTAAGCATTTTGTCTGGGCCCAGTAATTCGCAGCAAATTTTGATGTAAGACCGGTAACGGTTGAAGGCGTTAAGCGTAATTTCCATCCTCTTAAGCTCTAACCATCTTTTGGCGAGTTCGCCAACAGTAATCCCTGGGCGCGTCAGGCCAAATCGCCCAAGGTTCGAAGACTGCGGAAACTGCTCGACATAATTGAACGTGCCGATCTTGATGGCATAGCAAATGGTCGTTCTCAGTTCTCCTGCCATTCTCCTGTTTTTTGGGGTGTCAGGTATACCGAGATTTTCCCGAACCCTTACACCCTTATATATAAACCACAGGCGCAAACTACCCCCGTGATTTTCTACCCCGGTAGGATATTTCATGCGTTCTCCTTGTTGTGAATCACTGGGGTATTTAAACAGATTTCTGGCGCGGGATCGCCGGTCGCTGACGTTCAACCCAGTTGTCTATCTCTAAGCGATTGTAGAGGATAGGGGAGTTGTCCTTAGGCTGGCAGTCTCCGGAATAGTGCCGATACTCGCGACCTTCCATCCAGGATTTTTCGCGGGCCGATTTGATAGCGTTTTTGGTGAGTCCGGTGATCGTCATCAGCACTTCTTCCGAAACCCACTTATTAGGAGTCAGCTGAATAACTTCGCTCATGGTGTTCTCCAGGCAAAAAGAACCCGGCGCGTGGCCGGGTAAAAGGGATAATGGAGGCGGTGTTTTCGCACCCAATAGCCAGCTCATAACTGGCTATAAGTTGCGTCACTTGCGCCCTTGTTTCATTCTCAACTCAGACTCTTCAAGGCAACTAACGCACATGGTGCAGCCAGGGTAAGCTTGCCGCCGTGCTTCAGGTTTCGGCTCGCCACATTCAACGCAATACTCAGCTGATATGGCGTTGTGATTTATCCGGTGCGCAGCGATTGCCATGTCGATTCGCTGCTGCGCCAGCTCGTTGGCCTGATCGATGAGTTCTGCGCTCATGCTGCCCCGCCTTCAACGCGCTTGAACTCGATAACCCAAACCCAGGGATTAGCTTTCCAGCTTTCGTCGCCGAAGATGGATTCCCACAGGTGCTGGAATGCAACCTTGGCTGTTGCGAAATCACCCTTCGGAGTCAGGAATGTTCCCGGGTAATCAGGAAGCAAACTTCCTGCAGGCGGAACACCTTCGGCAGTGGCATCTTCCTCGCTAATAGCGTTCAGCCGCTCAATGCGCACATCAGTGATTTCCAGCGTGATGCGGCTGGCCCAGCGCGGCATGTGGATGGATGGCGTCCAGCGAATTTCTTCAGCCGGAGGCACATTTTCATAAATCGACGGAACATGCTCAGGATAATTCGCACGATAAAGTTTGAGGTCCGGTGCGCTGGCTCCAGCCTCTGCCCATGTTTCTCGCACCCAGATGCGATCGCCGACGTCTCCGAACGGGCAAGCATCTCCAACAAGCCCACCCCAGCCACCTTTGCCGTTCTGCATTTCATCTTCGACATGAAGCATTGTTTTGAACACGTTGCTTGGCCACCAATGTCCACCACGGGGGCATGGTTCTGGTTGAGGTTTCATAATCCGCCGCGTCTGCGTCTTCCGGCCGTCAAGGATGGCCCTCACCATATCGGCGTTAAAAATCATTCCGCGTTCTTTCATGATTCCACTCCATACCGCCCGTTCATGCGGCCAATAACACTGACAAATTTCACCAGGCTGACACCCATCGGCTTTACCTTCTCGTAGTGCTTGCGAAGGATGGGGGGGCATACAGCGTTCCACTTCGGTTTAGGCTTTACGCTCATCGCTTTGGTTATCTCTTCTGCGCAGCGACGAGCCTGGGCGCGGAGAGCGTTTTCTTTTTCTTCTGGCGTCATGCTGCCTCCGTCTTCACAACGTCGATGGCGCAGCCGGGGATCAGCTCAACGGAAGCGGTGGTGCACTGGTTTCCCCAATGGCTCCAGCCTGGCGCTGCGCTGCGGCTGAAAAGCTCAATCCGCGGCACGTCGCCGTATAACAGCTCCAGGCGGTGGCGAACTTCCCACGGTTTCTCGCTGTGCGCGCCGAGTGGGCTGTAGACCACCTGCTTAATGCCGGCGTGCTTGCGCTCCAGCCCGGCTCCGCGGGTGGCGATCAGCACGTCTTCCGTGTTGGCGCGGGTGTGGTTGCCACCGTTCATGCGCGTCTCGGCATTCAGCAGGGCGAGGAAGTCGTAAAAATCGGTCACATCGCCCTCTGCCAGAGCCTTGGTAATGCGCATTTCGGCCAGCTGGTTCAACTTCACCCAGGTGAAGCCCTTCATCGTGCGCACCGTAAATCCCCAGGCCTCGGCCAACTCGATCGCCTCCTGGTTGTGGGTGCCGGTGTACCACATCGCCAACACAGCGTTATCCGCTGCGAGTTCCCATACCGGGAGCCGCTTCATATCGAGCAGGCTCATGGTGGGGTAGTGGTCGACGGCGGCGCCGTTGCTGATCGTGTTCCCGTAAGACCAGGCCGGGTCGGCATAGATAAGTGAGTAGCGGTTCATAGGACTGACTCCATTTCATCGATATAGAGGCCAGATGCGATAAGCCGGCGTCGCCGGGCCGCTTTATCAATACATTTCTGGCGGTTGCCAGAGGCGGCCTGAGCTATCGAGCGCTTAGTGAACAGGCGCGTTTTACCCTGCGGGGTGATGACCTTTGGCCTTGTGATCAAATCAAAGGTGCGATCGCAGATTCCATCCTCATTGAGCCAGGTTTTCGATGCGGCCAGCTGCGCAATACGGCCTTCTCCCCTGGTTATGCTGTTAGCAACGCGGTTAAATTCGATAAGCGACACGCCAAATTTCTCCGCTATTTCGCTGCCGGTTACAGGGCGGCCGCGCGTCTGAATCATCCAGATCACGCGTTCGCGGAGTCCGGAGAATTTCCCGACTTTGCCGGGCCTGCGATAAAATGGAGTGCGTTTCATTTCCACTGCTCCCCGAAGGTAAAGCCGATCTCTTCCAGCGATTCGTCCATCTTGCTGATGAACTCAGGCACCATTTCGTTGAAGTCGAACATGTATTTGTCGTCGCGCTCAACAACCACGTGATGAATGCCTTCTCGCTTCATGCGAGGGTCATAATTCGCGAAATACCAGGCATCCTTGCCGGTTACCCACATGCTGAATTGCACCTGGGCCATATAGGCGGATTTGATAGCCTCGAAACCGCCAAGCCGGAATTTCATGAAGTCGCGAGAGGTGAAAGGGCACTTCAGCTCAAGGCCGCGGCCATCACTACAAAGGCCGTCAGGTGAGCAGGCGGTACGCATGCCTTCGTCGCGGAACAGGATCGGAGACTCCGTGACTTTCACGTCAGTTGTGAACTCAAAAAGAGTGCGGGCGTCTTCCTCGTACTGCTTACCCCAGGCCAGCGCCTTGGCGTTTATCTCTGGCGCGACGCCGGTGCATACCTCGGCGAGTAGGGTGTGGAAGTAGGACATTTTCATGTCTGTCCACTTCTTCCCAGATCTTGGCTTGGCGATGACGTTATGCACTTCAGAGGCAGTGATGACGCCGAGGCGCAGCCGGTGCCACGCCTCATCGCCCTGTAGGATGTTGGTTACGTCAATGCCGGTCCTGGCCAGGATAATTTCAGGTGTCATGCTGTCACCTGCGCTTTTTTCTGGAGGAAGCTAAAGCCTTTCTGCGCTTCTTCTTCGGTGAGTTGTGATGCCTGGAAAATATCACGCTTGAAGATGTTGCTGCACAGAGGCAGGAAGTCCTGCTCCCAGTCCTTATTCAGTGACGATAAGAGATCGGTGATTGCCTGCAACGTTTCATCGCTGGCCACTAGGGGGATCGCCTCTGTAGTGCTGCGCGGAGTAACGTCACGCACATCCAATTCCAGCGTTTTACCTTCCATCTCTTCGGCTGTAGGCTGCTGTCCAATCTCAGGCCATGCCTTACGCAACGCCTGGGCTTCTGCGCATTTCGCCAGCTGGCCGTATGGGCGCTTTTTCCACATAGCGTTCGGCGCTGTGGTGTCGCGGCCGCCGGTGGCATAGTTTTCAATCCAGTATTCTTTGGCGCTGAATTCGACGATCTCGCCGCTGGGCATGCGCTTGAAAACGGTGTATTTGCACCACTGAGGGAAGGTAACCTCGACACCAGTAAGCGTCTGAGTTACGTCGGGGCCGAATTCTGGTTCCCGCGCCCCAGCATAATCGCCGGAACGGTCTGCCTGAATGCGGTAAAGCCCGATTCCCGGCATGACCACGTCGCGCCATTCACTTTTCCCTGTTCTCGAATCTTTGACGCTCATCGGCACGAGGTGGACAGGCTTCAGTAGTGGATCCAGTTGGCGGGCGCGGCAATAATCGAGCGCCATCATCACAGATTCGTCTTTGGCGCCAGGGTAGATGCTGTTCTTCAGCGCGCTCCAGGTCGCGAAGTCGATGCCTTTTTCCTGCAGCGCGCTCGCTGTGATTGTTAATTCGTTTGCCATCGTTAATCCCCTCAAAAATTAAAACGGGCAGCCGGTACGGTGTTCCCAGTCGTATTCCGCCTGGGAGTAAGCAACTGCCGAAATGAAATCGTTATATGCCTCTCCGGCGGCATCGCTGCGGAGGCCTTCGTATGGGCTTTTGTCCATCGGTACCGAGAAGAGGAACAGACCTGATGGCTCTTTCGGCAGGGCGTCGATAATTTCCTGCGCCCGGTCGTCAATCCACTTTTCTTTGTCCTCGGAAAGCTGCTGCTCAACCCAGCGACGATCTTCAATGCGGTCGTAAGTGAGAAATGCGCTCATGGCTTCTCCTGAATTTTTGGTGTACGAATCCCGCCCGCTTGTTGCCAGGCAGATCGGTTGAATCGGTTGGTTAGTTGCTTAAGCCGTTTCCGCGTCCATCGAGGTAGATCTCGATAAGCAGGGCTTTGGTGTAGGTACGTTCGCAGCCGCGGTGAAGGTATAACTTGCCGCGCTTGTGAGCTGATGCCGTCCAGGTGCCGTCGCGATGCTTAACCAGCATGCCTGGCTGAACTGCGCCGCGGTTAACGGTCTGGGTACCGTAGTGCTGACTAATCATGGAAGACCTCCATCACAAATAAGGCAATCAGCAGGTATATGGCTATCAAGCCAATGCAGATGCGGGTCAGGTTTCGCCAGCACCGGCGCGACATACCGCAACGACCATCATCAAATTCCTCGTGATTCATATCACCCTCGTTGCCTTATCGCTGGCCAGCGGAACAAGAAAGACTTCTGCGCTTAATCTCTGGCGGTGGATGGCCGCCGGTTGTCATAACTAAGCCGCCTCGGTGAAGCGACTGAGGTATGAAAAAACCCGCCGGAGCGGGTCATGACACTTTCTGTAGTGCTGATGTGCGGGGGTAATAAAACTTTGGTTTCGCCGTAGAACCTTCCTTCGGATCAACTTTTACGGTGTAACGCGTTTGTTTCTTGTATTCCCACACTTCCGTAATCACTCCAGTTTTCGTCTTCCAGCTGCTCGCGGCCTGGCCTGACCACGTAACAACATCCCCTTTCTTAAACTCCATCGCCTTACCCTCTTTAGTTACCCGCTGATGCGGGAGAAATGCTTTGGCGATTGGATGGCCGGTGCTGATTTCCGGCTTACTGGTTAGAGCGCCCGCACTACCAGTGACACTGTCTTGAGGCGCCGATTGGTTACGGCTTGCCATGGGCGCTGTGAATACATCGGTCGCGCATCAGCCTGCGCATTCATCCATTGCCAAAACATTCCTGCTTTGGTGCATCCGACATTGTCCGCCGCTTGCCCGGGATGCCATTACCCCTTGAGGTCTGGAGATGCCGGGGAACTGAGTTATGCGAATCTCTTCGCTCAACCTCGGATGCAAAATTCTGTTTGTTAATGAGCAGGCGACTTGCTGTCCGCCGCGGCTTAACTCTGGTGGCCGCATCGATGTTTCGTTTCGATGGCTAAACAATAGCTAAAGCGATTATTTGAGTCAATCGCCAAAACGATATTTATAATCGATAATACGATAATTGATTGAATGATAAAGCGATATTTTTTAGAGGAAGGGGTAAAAAAATTAGATAAAGAGGTTGGAAAAGTTAGGGTGGCGGTAAGTAGGGCGGTTTGACTGCAATAAAAAACCCGCCGAAGCGGGTTATGCGAAACGTTTGTAATCTATTGATTGCCTGAGCAGGACTTTCGCCATGATATAGAACGTGTCCTCATCCCCAGCTTCAACGTACCACTTTTCATAGATGGGGTTGTCTGAAATGACAGCCAGTCTGTCACGCTGCATCTGCAGGCGTTTCACATGAAGAGTTTTTCCGAAAACGAAAACATACACACCGTCGCCATCAAAATGTGTGACACCAGTGTCGACAAATATTTGGTCGCCAGGGGAAATAGTGCCATCCATGCTATCGCCATTAACCGTGATAACTTTAACGTGCTGTGATGGCCGGTTGCCAAACAAAGCGCGAGCCTGTTCAGTTGTGTATTCAATGGCACGTATGGTTTCAATAAAGTCACTGGTGACCAGCGAACCTGGACCAGCGCTGGCCTTAATGTCTAGAACATCCACGCGGTAGAATCCATTTTCTGCGGCTTTAACCTGGTATGGCTTATATGGCTCTTGCATACCAGAAGCGAGCATTTCTCCTTCACCCGCAGAAAGCCATTCTGGACGTACGCCAAGTACAGAGGCGATCTCAACAGTTTTACGCGAACCGTTAGCATCCTTAAGTAACTTATTTACGCTGGATTGAGCCATGCCGACATCTTTGGCTAATCGGCCTTGAGTATATCCAGCATTTTTCATTGCCTGCGCCAGGCGCTCCGAGAATCCCATATTCACCTCTGTTAACGACTCCTTTAACTCTATCGCTCAAGCGATTATTTAGCAAAAAATCGCCTATGCGATTGACATTCGCTAAAGTGATAACCATAATCGCTTTAAACTGATAGCTGAGGTGATTATGAAGACCCCAACAGTAGAGAAAAACTCCGCAGTAGAAAAAGCGATTGCCATCGCTGGTAGCCAGAAAGAACTGGCTAAGCGTTGCGGCAAGGCACAGTCAACAATTTGCGATTGGCTTAATGGCAAGAAACGTATTTCGCCAGTCCATGTTCCTGAGCTTGTTAGTGCAGTTGGCGGGGAGATCAAGGCGTATGAGTTCAGGCCTGACCTTCCAGCACTATTCCCGCATCCAGACACTGCCGCCTGAGCCGCGTTAAAGCTCAACGCTCTTTAACAATCAGGAAATCAATTCTAACGGCTGAATTATCAGCCATTTGGAAACTATTTAACTAAGGGAATGCAAATGCAATCACTTACGTATCAACACAATACCGGATTCGCTCCGGCCGCGATGATAAATCGCGCTCAATCAAAGCAGGATCACGATCATGACCTGATCCGCGATGCAGTAAGGGCCTGGGCATCGGCTATAGACAATCAGGACGTGGTATCAGCTCTGATTATCAACGAGTACCGGGAGCAGGGCGGCGATTCAATCAGCTTTCCGGACGACATTAGCCGGGCCCGCCAGAAGCTGTTCCGCTTTCTGGATAACCGCTTCGACTCCGAGCAATACCGCGAGAACGTTCGCCAGCTGACTCCGGCAATCATGGCCGTTTTACCGCTGGAATTTCGCACCAAGTTGGCGCCGCAGAACGACACTATGTCGCTGATAGCTTCGGCAATGAAAGAGTGTGCCGAGGCCAAGCAGGCAGTGCTTCTTAACGCTCCTGAGCATCAGAAACTTAAGGAGGTAAGCGAGGGTATCGCTTCGCTGTTTCGCCTCATGCCGGAGCAGGTAGGCCCACTGATGACGATGGTGACATCGATGCTGGGGGTTATGTGAAGACGTTAGGAATGGGTGAAGACTGTTGTGCGCCAACACAGCCAGCCTTCGATGCAATAACGCGAGTCAATTGCGAGGTCATTATGACAAACGCTAATCAAAAACGCCAGGCGCAGGAGGTTTAATTGTGTCGAACGTAGCTTACGCCAATTTCGCGGCGCACTCAGCCGCAAGGAGCAACAGGATGGAGAACCAGAAGTCTGGTTACGTCCCGTTGTACCGGAGCATCAAGAAGAAGTCATGGGCTAAAGACGTGTTCCTGCGTGCATTGTGGGAAAACCTTCTCATTGACGCAGCCAGACAGCCATATACGGCCTTCTTCAAGGGCAAGCAATGGCCTCTGCAACCCGGTCAACTGGTCGTCACTGCTGCAGATCTTGGGCTTCAGTTGTGTGACCGTCAGGGTAATCCGACAAGCCGTGACGCAGTGGAGAGAATGCTGTCTGTTTTCGTTCGAGAAGGGATGATTACCATCGAGGGAGAGAAGCGAAAAGGCAGGGTGATCACCATTAAAAACTATGTCGAATATGCTCAAAAAATGGACGATTTACCCGCACATAAAGCCGCACATATAAGCGCACATGACGAAGCCAGTAATGGCGCGGGTTCGGAAGGGGATGCCGCACATAAGGCCGCACAATTCCCCGCACATCATGAACAAGAAGGTAATAACAAGAATATAAATAACTCTTCGTCCGAGAATTCTGACGAATCCTCTGACAAGCCCGGAAAGAAAACTCCTGCTTTGAGACCAGAAGCAGCGATCCAGAGCGGAACAAAATGGGGCAACTCTGAAGACCTCCGCTGTGCTGAATGGCTGTTCACCGTCGTACAGGGCATCGCCCCCTCTGCAAGAAAACCGAACTACGCCACCTGGGCGAATGATATCCGCCTGATGCGAGAGCGTGACAAGCGTACCCACAAGGAAATCGCCTCGCTGTTCAAGTGGGCCTGTGAAGACAAGTTCTGGAAGGGCAATGTCCTGTGCCCATCAACCCTTCGCGAAAAGTGGACTCAGCTCGATATCAAGCGAGGTAAGCAGAGCAACGGAACTGCTTCCGACAAGCCAAAGGTTGACCTGACCAACACTGACTGGATTTACGGAGTGCAGCTATGAAAAGCCTTGCAGAGCAGATGCATAACTTTGACCGCGAACAGATGCGCCGCGTTGCGCACAACCTGCCGGAGCAGTACGACGAGAAACCGCAGCTTGAACAGGTGGCCCAGGTCATCAACAGCGTGTTCAGCCAGTTGCTGGCTGCGTTCCCGGCAACCACTGCTAACCGTGACCAGACCGAGATGAACGAAATCCGGCGCCAGTGGGTTCTGGCATTCAGAGAAAACGGCATCACCACCATGGAGCAGGTTGCGGCTGGCATGCGGGTAGCCCGTCGTCAGGAACGCCCATTCCTTCCGTCACCCGGCCAGTTTGTCGCCTGGTGCAAGGCAGAAGAAGCCGCGGCGGCCGGGTTACCTAACGCCGATCAACTGGTGGACATGATTTACCAGTACTGCCGTACGCGCGGACAGTATCCGGATGCCGAGTCCTACCCCTGGGAGTCCAGCGCGCACTACTGGCTGGTTACATCCCTGTACCAGAACATGCGCGCAAACGGCCTCAGCGATGCTGAGTTGCGCCGTAAGGCATCAGAGGAACTGGCTCGCATGGCTAACCGAATTAACTCAGGAGAGACGATTCCGGAGCCCGTTAAGCAACTTCCTGTCCTTGGTGGTAAGCCGTTATCACGCATGCAGGGACTGGCCAGGCTGGCTGAAATTCGCGAGAAGCACGGACTGAGGGGGCGCAAACAATGACCGGCAAAGACGCAATTCTGCATTACCTCAAGACACACAAAACTTACTTGTAGCAGCTACTTCAAAGATGTTGCAGACTTGGAGCAACATCTATGCACAAAGATTTTCGATGTAAGGCGTAATTTTAGCAAACTTCTTCAAAACAGGTATGCTTATAAGTTAAAGTATAATAAATCCATAATATTGAGTCGGAAGGTTGAATGAAAATTATACAGTTGCAGATGGCTTTTTTTTATGATGCATCAACAGTTATTGACTTTGATGGGATGTCATATTTTATCCGGCAATCATTTAAAAAACATACAGGAGTTGATCTAACTATCAATCAGATGCTCGGAGTTTTACCAGCTGATGCTCCCTCGGAGATTCCTCGGCTTCAGCTAACCTCTTTAGATAATAAATGGAGAGTACAATCATCATTGCTTAGAAGTGATGTTTTTATTGAGCGGAAGGAGACTGAAGATGAGGTCAGCTTAGATTTATTCAAAAATATCTTTGACGATATGATTGATGTTCATAATAATTTACGGAAAGAAATTATTAGGGTTGGTTTGGTGGCCTTTAAAGCTGAATTAAATGATAATCCCAACAAAGATATTGTTAAGAGCTATCTCAACAACACAATGATTGCTGAGGCTGACGGTTTAGAGGATGTCAGCTTGATGTATAATCAAAAATTTGAATACGAATCTTCAAACTTTAACTGTCATTTTGCAATTATGACTGGTTATGATGTTGTTAGACAACGTCCAATGTTAGTTAAGCAAATAGATGTAAACTCTTTTGAAAACATTAAATTTACTGCAGGGTATTCGCCAGAAAAAATAAAGATGGCCTTCTTAAATAAAATTAATAATATTCAGTAAGGCAGGAGGTTACAGGATGAGCCAAATTGATAAAGGAAAAGACAATAAGGTAAAAGTCGGAAATGAAAAAAATAATACAATGTCAGATTCAGTGGGGAGAGGAAGCGTTGTTTACTCTAGCTCTTCATCGACTAATGGCGTATCAAATGACATAATTTCCAGAACGCAACGATTTGGTAATGTGGAAATACACAATAAAGCAGTAACAACTTCAGAGCAAGAGAGGAAAATATCCGCTGAAAAAGAATTGCCTATAAAAAACACTAAGATAAACTACACTGATAAATTCACAAATGATTTCCATGATACAATTCAATACACAACAAAATTCAGAGCTTGGGGGACTAATGATCCTGCAATAAATGCAAGTCAAACTAATAAATCTTATAATAATTCCACTGCTAGTGATGCCTCAAAAACATATGCGAGAGGTGATGTTGACAAAATTGTATGGGAAAGCATCATCGAAAAAATAAGCAGTTTCTCTCAAGAATTAGAGAAAAACAAAAAAAATATACATGATAGCAAAAAAAATATAGGGAAAATAATGTCTTCCCTAGCTCAACAAACAAAAAAAATAGAAAGGTTTGACGCAACGTTATCTAGTGCAGAAAAAGAAGTTCATGAGAAAGTTAAAGGTTTTGAGTCAGAGGTCATTACGGCGAGAAATTCACTTCTTGGCGTAATAGCCTTATTTGCTTCTTTTTTTACATTTATATCTATTTCAGTAAATGTTTTTTCACGTGATATGTCTCTAAGTACATCAATTTCGGTTTTATTGGTGATTTGGTCGTGCTTAATTAGTTTTATATTCATTTTCATGGCAGGGATTAGTAAAGGCGGAGCCTTTTTCACAAGTTCATCTTTCATAAGGCATGCTATTTTTATGGTCGCTCTTTTTATAGCATCCTTTACTCTTCCTAGAGTTATTTTTTTAGTTTTTTCAATAACATAGTGATTTATGATGTATCAATGCATTTCATTGAATCTTTATAATGTCCTTGTATTTTAATAATGGCTTAATGTCGTATATAAAGAGTTTCTGGACATGGTAGTATTGATGAACTGGTCGTAAGAGAATAACCAGAACCTCTCAGAGTGTACTTTATGGAGAGGGTCCAGTGCTGCCGCGAGCAAGCCTTCATTGCTATAATAGAAATAGTTAAGCAAAAAGCGAAGAAGTAGCCAACATTGGTGAGTTTTGGATACGGTTGGCGTTCTGCAGGCCGTCTTTTAAGAGGTGGATATCATGTCAAAATCTCTCACTGATGAAGAGCTAAATGTTCTCATTGAAAAAGCACAAGCACATTCAGAGGTGATGTCTGAATTGGGTTCAGAACAGGAAGCAGAGGAGTCTGCACAGATACTAAGCGCACTATCTGAATTGAAGCGGTACAGGGAAGGTGCAGCTTAGCTGAAGGCTGATGATGCCTAAATCCCCAGCAGAACGCAAAGCCGCGCAGCCATCTAGTTGATGTTATATAATCCCCTCATAACGAGAGGGGATTGATTGTGAATACATTGAACATATCAAAAGAAATTAACAAATTAAATAAACAAACAGCTCTTTCGGCGGCCTTCGCTCTAATCGTGCTTGTAGGGTTCTCTGTCAAATTGCATCTAATGGGCGCAGACTTCTATGCCTTTTTAGTTTTCGCTGCAACAGCTCTATATGTGTTTTTTTCCGCCAAGCAGATTATGACCTCCAACAGCATGTTAACTGAATTAGCAAGAAAACATGATGTCTCTGAGGTCTATTCGGGGAATACATGTCTATTCCCAAAGCGACCGCAAGAGCAGCTCAAGGTTGTTCTAAGTGTCAGAGCAATCAATGAGACTTCAAGTGAAATTGATATCAAAGGGGCACTGTCTGAAAGTACATATCAATCCCTAAAACAATCAGGAGATATTAAGTTTTACGGTATTGATAATATACATTTGTTATCACATGCATCTCAGTGTTTAGGAATCCCACTCAACAATGAGGTACAGGTTGTTTCGGCGGTGGTCACTAACATCGAAGGGATTGGTAAGCACTTTGATATTTATCGGGACTATACGTCCAATGGCTATCATCGTAAGTAGACATATGAAAATTGTCACATAGAAGCTGAGAAAAGTAAGAGTGGAAGACATGCCAAAGTTCAACATAGCAGCTAAACCGAAAGATGAGCAGGACAAGGTTAATGTCGACCTGGCAGCCAGCGGCGTCGCGTACAAAGAGCGCATGAATATGCCCGTCGTCGCCGAGGTTGTAGCGCGCGAGCAGCCTGAGCACCTCCGGGAATACTTCCTGGAGCGCGTACGATACTACCGCGAACAGAGCGTACAACTTCCGCGCGCTTCCGATCCGCGCTACATCGAGATGGCCGAGCAGAACGCCAAAAAGTAGTTTTGATTTTCCGTTATCAACCAGCCATAATCATGTCATCGGAGCCTGAACAACTCCGGTGACTTCTGCGCTTTGAGGGGACTCAAAGTGCAAACGACAATCAGAAGACCATTCAACCAGTCACAGATGCAGAAATGCACCTGCGATTTTCTGCATTCTGCGGTTTCCGTTAAGGAGGCCGTATGACTCTGCCAGTAGACGGCATCAAACTCCATCGCGGTAACTTTGCAGCCATCGGTCAGCAGATCCAACCACTGCTGGATGCCGGCCAGTGCTTCCGCTTGCAGGTTAAGCCTTGGCGCGAGAAGCGCAGCCTTTCTCAGAACGCGCTCAGCCACATGTGGTATAGCGAAATCAGCGAATACCTCATCACCCGCGGCAAGACCTTTGCTACGCCTGAGTGGGTCAAAGACGCGATGAAGCACACCTATCTCGGCTACGAAAGCAAAGACCGCGTGGACGTCGTGTCCGGCGAGGTCACCACTGTGCAATCCCTCCGCCACACATCCGATCTTGAAACCGGCGAGATGTACATTTTCCTGTGCAAAGTCGAAGCCTGGGCGATGAATATAGGCTGTCACCTGACTATTCCTCAAAGTTGCGAATACCAGCAACTGCGCGATAAGCAGGAGGCCTGATGTCTACTCCACTTTCTCGCGTCATCACAAACGAAATCTTCCGTGTTCCGGCGCGCCGTAAGCGCAAGCAGGAACCACGCCCATCAGAAATACCAACACTTCTCGGATATACCGCCGGTCTCGTTGATAAGAAATGGCTGCGCCTGGCGGCAAGGGGGAAGCGTGGCTAAGAAACCCCAGCGCCGCTGCAAAATCTGCCGGGCTAAATTCACCCCAGCATTCGAAAACCATCGTTGGTGCTGCCCTGAGCATGGTGCTGAATTTGCCATGCAGGAACTTGAGAGGAAACGCGAAAAGCAGGCTCAGGCGAAAGCGAAAAAAGAGCGCGCCGAATGGCGCAAACGGAAAGCCGCGGTGAAACCTCTCAGATACTGGGAGGATATGACCCAGCGTGTCGTTAACGACTATATTCGCGAGCGTGACTATGAACTGCCGTGCATCAGCTGCGGCACGGTCGACACTGTTCAGTGGGAGGCCGGCCACTACCGCTCCCGCGGTAAAGCATCTCACCTGCGCTACAACGAGGACAACATTCACAAGCAGTGTCATCACTGCAACGTGCAAATGTCAGGTAACCAGCAGCAGTACCGCATTGGCCTGGTAGAGAAAATCGGTGCTGAGCGCGTCGAGGCGCTGGAAAACAACAACACCCCTCACCGATACACCATCGAAGAACTGGAAGGCATCAGGCGCCATTACAGCGCGCTACGCCGTGCGCTAATAAAACAACGGGAGGCCGCATGAGCCGTGACGTTATCGAACGTATCCGCGAACGCTGGCAAAAGTTGCGCCTCTGCCGGCACCGCGGAACCGTACTTGTTGACTACCGCATTTTGAAGAATTTCGTTCGCATCTATCAGGCTTCAGGAGAGAAAGCATGAATACCCAGTACCTTGAGTATGTTCGCCAGCAGCTGATAGTGGCCACCGCCGATCTGAGCGGGGCGACGAAAGGGCAACTGGTAGCCTTTGCTGAGAACGCAATGTTTGAAGCGACGGCGCGCAGCAATAAGCGGATGAAGGTAGTCGACCCGGCGACCGGGAGAATGGTCAAGCCGAGTAATCCTCCGGTTCCCGGCAAGCAGTCCCGCGCCAAAGGTTCATCCATTACCCTAGTGCAGCCTGTTGAGTTTTCTACTGCCAGCTGGCGCCGCGCTCTCCTGTCATTGGAAGAGCATCAGAAAGCCTGGCTACTGTGGAACTACAGCGACAATATCCGTTGGGAGCATCAGGAGACGATCACTCGGTGGGCGTGGGAACAATTCAGCCAGAAGCTGGCCGGCGTGCGCATTGCAAAGAAAACGGTCGATCGTCTGCGTCAGCTTATCTGGCTGGCAGCGCAGGACGTCAAAGCTGAACTGACAGGGCGCAACACATACGAATACCAAATGCTTGCCTCCCTGATCGGAGTGACCACGAAGAACTGGTCAGAAACGTTTACGGAGCGGTGGGAGGAGATGAAAAGCACTTTGCGGCGCCTTGATAGCGATTCGTTATTACAGGTTACGCGAACACGTTCACAACAAAAGGCGACAAATTTAGATGTAAGTCTTGCAAAACTGGATTGAAACGCATATATTTCATGTAAATTTGATAGTGTGCCAATTTTACGTTAACCCGCCTCTGAGCGGGTTTTTTGTCTTAAAGATTTCTACAGAAATTATCTCCAATTTTGGTTGAGTGCGCTTCGATGTCCTTGTCGAAGACTACAGCACTAGATTTGTATTTTGGAAAATTAAGGATGTATTTAGGCCCGATAAAGCCCGAGATTTCAGAATATGCTTCAACGGCGGCGATCTGGCCATTCCAGCTATAATGTGGGTCGGTACCTATTATGCAGTCGCCTTGTTTGTATTTTCCGACTGCGTCTGAAGCGAAGCCGCTCGCTGAGGATACTAGCAAGACTGTTGTTAAAATCACCTGTTTCATATTGACTCCTTGTCATTAAGTACACATCGGATCTTAATGTCTACAGAGCGTTAAAACCACTCTGTAATTTTATGTTCTTGCTATGTTTCCCACTTCTGTAACGCATGCTATATATACGAAAGACAAAGCGAAGCATCGATTGCCCTCCAGGTAAAACAGTAGCTCGGGATACTTGGAATGATGCTGTCGGTTTGGTCTGACATGAACCTACTTCTTGGCCTGCTCCATAGCAGGCTTTTTTTTGCCGCAAAAGGGCAAATCGACATTCGATAAAACTCATTTCAAGGCTGCGCTTTTGCGCGGCCTTTTTATTTCAGGACCGCGGGAATCATCTACGACGAGCTTTGTTGATAAATCAGCCCGACGGTCCTGATCCTTTCAAACACACACAGCACCCGCTAACTACGCGAGGTGAGAGTATGTATTCCATGGAAAAGATAACCACTGGTGCTGCGTATGGCGCTTCAGCCGGGAGCATCCTGAATGGCATGCTTAATGCCTACAGCCCCGAGCAGTGGAATGCCATCGGCGTGCTGGTGGGCATTGTCATTGCCGTACTAACGTATCTGACAAATTTGTATTTTAAAATCCGCGAAGACAACCGACGAAGCAGGAGCAGAGATGAACCCGACGCTCAGGAATAAGCTTATTGGCGCAATCGCCGGCGGTTCCGGCGCGATCGCAATCGCTTCTGTCATGCTTGGTAACGCTGATGGGCTGGAAGGGCGTCGCTATTACGCTTACCAGGATGTCGTCGGCGTCTGGACTGTTTGCGATGGCCACACTGGCGCCGATATTCGCCGTGGTCACCGATACTCTGATAAAGAGTGCGACAACCTGCTGAAGGCAGATCTGCGAAAGGTTGCTAACGCCATCGACCCGCTGATTAAGGTTCGCATCCCTGAGCCTACCCGTGCCGCGCTTTACTCCTTCACTTATAACGTTGGCCCTGGTGCTTTCGCCAGCTCCACGCTGCTGAAGAAATTGAATGCTGGAGACGTGCCGGGTGCGTGCAAAGAACTGCAGCGTTGGACTTATGCCCGTGGTAAGCAATGGAAGGGCCTAATTACCCGACGCGAGATTGAGCGCGAAGTCTGCGAGTGGGGCCAGAAATGAGCCGATTAACTGCAATCATCAGGGCTGTCATTATCTGCTTCCTGGTAACCATGGCATGGGCTATTCACCATTACCGCGACAATGCCATCACCTACAAAGATCAGCGTGATAAGGCGACTGAGAAACTCGGCCTGGCGAACGCCACCATCAAAGACATGCAGACCAGGCAGCGTGATGTCGCTGCATTGGATGCTAAATTCACCGGAGAACTGGCTGATGCGAAAGAAACCATTGAACGTCTGCATAGCGATGTCATTGCTGGCCGTAAGCGGCTGCAGCTCAACGCAAAATGTCCCGCGAACGGAGCGACCGGCACCGGCGGCATGGGCGATGCTTCCGGCCCCCGACTTACTGACTCCGCTGAACGGGATTATTTCACCCTCAGAGAGCGAATTGTCACAGTGACGAAGCAGGTAGGTTATCTGCAGGAATATGTTCAAACTCAATGTTTGAGGTAAAATTCGTCTTTTACTTGGGGTTGAGCCTATGAGTGACCACGAAATCGCACTTCAGACTTTCTATGTTGCACAGTATTCAGCAAGATGGGCTAGATACGCCTTGTGGATATCTGGATTATCTGCAGCCATCGCCTTTATTGCGGGAGTGGTGACCTTTTGGGCTGTATTGGTAGCCCGGAAAGGCCTAAGTTCATGGAAGGATCAGCATATTAGCAATGCTAAGGCTGAATGGATTGCCTCGCTAGTGAATTTCGCTTCAGGAGTATCTTATCTGCCATGCCGAATTAATTGGGAAAATGAAAATGATGCTCAACATATTGCCAAGGTTGCTGCGCTTCAATACGAATGTATTAAGTGCTGGAAAGTTCTTCAGGTTCATTTGGCTCATAATCCTAAATTAGAAAAAGAGTTCTATGATAGATATGCTCACCTGTGGAGCAACTTTAGTGTTAAGTCACATAATTCCTACATGAATGGCAAGATGGATATGAAGGAACTAAAAAATATCTGCATTGATTTATATAACACTTAAGCGGACGGATTACTCATTCTGGTGTTTTTTGAACAGCATCACAAAGGCCACCCATGGGTGGCTTTTTTTAATGGCTTAAATTGCTATACAAGGCTGGCCTTTGAGGCTGCCATAATTAGCTCGTTCATGAAATATTCTTCCACTGACCTTGCGTAGTCTAGATCTACTATTGGTGCCTCGGCATTGCCGGGAACGCTTAACTCATTATCTTGATTGATATGAAAAATGGCAAAGGGTATTTTTTTATCGTTACCATTTGTGAAAAACGTAATCTCGTTAACAGGTTTAGAATCGTAAAACCTTATCTTTGACTCTCCAAAGCAGTGAAAATCGCACTGTGGGATAACAATTTTGAGTCCTTCAGCAGTTTTGGAAAATTTTATCTGTGAGTTAAGTGTTTGTGACTTGTTCCAGTAATTGTAAACACGTTCAAACAGGTTTTCTGCTTTGAATTGAAGATCTTCACCGTGCTGACTTAGCATGCGGGACAATGTTGAAAACTTTAACGCGTCCATAATCTCTCCAGAGGTATTCAAATGGCACTCACCGACAAACAAGATATGTTCTGTCGCGAGTACCTCATCGATTTAAATGCCACGCAAGCGGCTATTCGGGCGGGGTACAGCGCAAAGACAGCTAACCGCACCGCATCCGAAAACCTGTCAAAACCTGACATCCAGTCAAGGATTGCCGAACTGAAAGCGCAACGCAATGATCTGGTAGGCATAAATGCGACATATGTCCTGAATCGTCTGGTTGAGATAGATCGGATGGATGTGCTCGACATCCTGACCTCGACCGGAGAGCTAAAGCCAGTTTCTCAGTGGCCGAAGGTATGGAGGACGACGCTATCCGGGCTGGATGTCGTCGAGATGGCTGCAGAAGGAAACACCGCTGCATTACTTAAAAAGATTAAGTGGCCTGATAAGGTGAAGAACCTCGAGTTGATTGGTAAGCATATAGACGTCCAAGCATTCCGCGAGCAAGTGAAAACAGAGCACGTTGTTGAGTCAATTTCTGACCTGATGGATTCATTGTCTCAGGGGGCGTAATGAAACCTGAGCACCTCAGGCTGCTGTCCAATAAAGACTGGCGGCTGAACAATCTTTACTGGATCACCGACAAAGAGGGTAAGCCGACTCGCTTCAGGATGACGCCTGAGCAGCGGGAATATTTCGAGGGGATCCACACCCGCAACATCATCCTGAAAGCTCGCCAGCTCGGTTTTACCACTGAGGTGTGCATCATCCAGCTCGACGCGGCCCTGTTCGAGTCGGCGAAATGCGCGCTGATTGCCCACACGCTGAATGATGCAAAGCGCCTGTTTCGGGAAAAGGTGAAGTACGCATACGACAAACTGCCGGCGGAGATAAAGGCGGCTAACCCGGCCAGCAATGATTCGTCTGGTGAGCTCATCTTTAAGAAGGGCGGCTCGCTATACGTCAGCACGTCTTTTCGTGGCGGTACGCTGCGTTACCTGCACGTTTCCGAGTTCGGGAAGATATGCGCCAAGTATCCAGACAAAGCCCGTGAAATCGTCACTGGTGCGTTTGAGGCGGTATCGACAGGCTGCTTCGCTACTATCGAGAGCACAGCGGAAGGCCGGGCGGGTTACTTCTTCGATTACTGCCAGACGGCAGAGAAAGCCCTGCTGCAGGGTAAGCCACTATCCGCGCTCGACTGGAAGTTTTTCTTCTTCTCATGGTGGAAGAATCCGCAGTACGCAATTGACCCGGTAGAGCCGCTACCTCAGCGCTTAGTTGAATACTTTGCTGAGATGGAGGCAAAGCACGGCGTTGTCGTCAACGAGCGCCAAAAGGCCTGGTATTACGCCAAAGAAAAGACGCTCGGCGACGACATGAAGCGCGAGTACCCGACCATTCCGGCGGAGGCGTTCCAGCAGTCTGCCGAGGGCGCGTACTACGCCAAACAATTCCGCTGGCTCTACACCAACAAGCGGATCGGCCAAATCCCCGATAACTCGCATCTCCCGGTTCACACGTTCTGGGATATCGGTGTTGGCGACTCCACGGCCATCTGGTTCGTACGCGAAGTTGGTGAGGAGTTTCACATCATCGACTACTACGAAAACTCTGGCGAGGGGCTGAGGCACTACATGAAGGTGCTGAAAGACCGTGGCTACGAGTACGGAGAGCACTGGGGGCCGCACGATATCGAGAACCGCGAATTTGCTGCTGATGCTAAGTCACGCAAAGAGCTTGCGCGTGAAGGTTACGAAATCGATGGTCAGATGTACTCACTGAATTTCAAAGTGGTGCCGAAAGCTGGCATCGATACCGGCATTGAGTCGGCGCGTGAAATCCTCCCGAAATGCGTATTCGATGAGGAGAAATGTTCGGAAGGTATCTCTCACCTTGAGGGCTACCGGAAGGAGTGGGACGACAAGCGCGGCTGCTGGAAAGACAAACCTCTCCATGACGCCACCTCGCACGGTGCTGACGGCTTTCGTTACTTCGCAGTGACGAAGAACAACCGCAAGCAGGTCGGCACAGTATTCTTCTAAGGAGCATCGCCAGTGAGCGAACAAGATAACGGCCTTAAACTGGCTGTGAACAACCTCGCCACTGAAATGAGGCGAGCGAATTACCTGAACGCTTTCGGCATAGGCGGCGGGAACACGAAGCGTCCGACGCTCTATCAGGAGTTTGGCTACCCGCGCACGGTCACCTTCAATGATTTCTACAACATGTACCGGCGCAATGCCGCTGGCTTCGCTGTGGTACATCGACTCCTTGATGGCTGCTGGCAGGATTACCCAATAATCGTAGATGGTGACGAAGCCGAGGAGGCGAAGAAAACTAACCAGTGGGAAAAGAGAGTTGCCAAGTTCATGAAGAAGTGGTGGCCGAAGATGAAGGATGCCGATCGCCGCAATATGGTGGGGCGCTACTCCGCGCTGCTACTGCAGATAAAAGACAACCGGCCATGGAATGAAGAAGTCGACACCTCGCTTGTAAAAAATCTCGGTGAAGCAGCTCTGGTTAAGCTCATTCCAGTATGGGAGCCACAGCTAACCGTCGCTGAATGGGATAACGACCGCCAGTCTGAAACGTTCGGTCAGCCGAAGATGTTCAACTTCAACGAGCAGCCTGTAGGCGATGAGGCTTTCGTCGGTCCGATGCGTGGCGAACCGGTACACCCGAGCCGGGTTATTTTGTTCTGCGAAGGCTCAGAGGATGACAATGTACTCTCTGGCATCCCGTTGCTTGAGGCCGGTTACAATAAAGGCCTCGACCTTGAGAAAGTGTCCGGCGGGGGCGCTGAAGGCTTCCTGAAGAACGCCAGCCGGCAGATCGCGGTCGAGTTCAGCAAAGAAACCGACATGGATACGCTGTCCGATCAGGCTAAGAAAGCTGGTTATACTGACCTCGGCGAAGCTATGGGCGACAAGGTCAACAAGCTTAACCGCGGCACCGATGCAGCGGCGGTTATGCAGGCCGGACAAATGCACGTCCTGAGCGTTACACCTGGTGACCCTGGGCCGACGTGGGAGGTTACCGCGAACGAACTGGCAGCATCCGTACAAATCCCTTTCACCATCCTGTTTGGACAACAGACCGGGCGCCTGGCAAGCGATGAGGATAAAACCGACTGGGCCATTCGCCGCAATACCCGCCGCAACGGCTTCCTGACTGACAGAATCACCGCGTTGCTGGAACGCTTCTGGACGCTGGGCATTATCGAACCGCCGACAAATGGAGAGGTCACCATTTCATGGACCGACCTGCTGGCGCCAGGCGAAAAGGAGAAAATCGAGAACGCTTCGAAACTGGCCGATATCGTGCAAAAAACGTCGGGTTTCTATGGTGGCGAACCACCATTTACGGCTAACGAACTGCGCGAGATTGTAGGCCTCGATCCGCTGCCGGAGCCAAAAGAACCACCGAAACCAGAAGAGAAGGTGACAACCGATGATCCACTGGCCGATGACACCGGAGCAGACGGCAAAGGTGGGGCTGCCGATAGTTCCGCGCAGCAAGGTTGACCCCACGCGATCGGTGAAGCAGGTCAGCGCGATGTTCCGGAATATTGAGGACCGGTATCTCGGCATCAAGCGAGCGCTGAAAGCATTGTTCGACCAGCGACTGACCGGGCGAGAGCGCGAGCTAAACAGCCATGACTGGCACTTCCTTTGCCATGACCACGGCGAGGATGTGCGGCTCTACCAGGTCAATGCCGGCAAGTTTATCTACGACATGTCGGCGCTGGAACTGGCGGACCTGCTGGAAGCGGTGCAGGTCATTCTCGACGATTACCTGCTGGAAGGTGGCGAGCAAAACCTCTGGGCAATGGATTACGTCGCCGCTGAGGCGCAGCGCGGCACGCTGGAGGCTTTCAATAACCTCTCGCAGCAGTCGCAGGTGTACGCCAGCCAGACGACGCTACAGCAGCTTTTAAACAGTCCCGGTTATCTGAACCAGATAGCGGCGGCCAGGCTGACAACGTTCAGTGACTGGAAGGTAATCAGCGATACCGCCCGAGGCGATCTTACCAACATCATTACCGATGCGGTGGCCCGCGGAGTAAACCCACGCGAGACGGCCAGCGTTATCAGCAAGCGCCTCGATGTTTCGATGTCGAAGGCCAAGACCATCGCTCAGACTGAGCAGGTCGGCGCGCTTCGGCAGGCGCAATGGAACGAAACGGACTGGGCTGCGGATCGTCTTGGGCTGAATACCGGATTGCTGTGGCTGTCGGCGCTCAAGCCAACTACTCGCACATGGCACGCCAGCCGTCACGGCAAGGTTTATACCACCGAGCAGGTGCGAGACTTCTACGCCGAGAACGGCAACCGGTACAACTGCTATTGCAGCCAGATTCCGGTGCTACTCAACGATGACGGCAGCATTTTTAATGAAGGTTTGGCGGATAAACTGAATAAAGAGCGTCAGCAGTGGTCCGCTCAGTAGACATTTCCGTATTAAATATATATAAGACAGAGTTTAAATTTTTACGGATGGAAAATTATGCGGAAGATTTTGTCTTGGATCGTAGGACTCATCGGAGTAACGTCAGGATTGGTTACGCTTGTTGCTTTCTTTCTTCCACAGTATGTACCGGAGCAAACCAGATTAGCCATTGGGCGCTTTATAGAGTTTATGAAGGTAAACCCATATGGCACTCTTATTACGATTGTCTGCTTGGTACTTTTAGCTGTAGTTTGGATGTTAAGCAGTAAAGTGATAGAACTCACTAAAGGAACAAAGCTATTCGCCATGTGCGGATTGTACTGGAGCAAAGACAATCAGCCTTTTTGCCCAAAGTGTAAAGAACCAGCCTCAGTACATGACGATGATGAGTCTTATCGCTGTAATTCATGCGGGAGAATTATTTTTCCCAGTAGTGAGTCGAAACAAATATCCATCATGGAAGCTTTGCAAATAGTAAATTCAAAAAGAGGTCGCTAAGGCGGCCTTTTTTATTGCCTGAAATCCACCAACGAGGACCCAGCATGAAACGCAACCGCGTTAACGTGCTGACCGTCGTCAACTCCGCTTCAAACATCACCACTGAAACCATCGACGGCAAGCCACATATCGTGGTTCGCGGCATCACGCCTGTCGTGGACGATATCGTGATGAACCGGAAGTTGTACCCGGCAGCAGAAATCGAAAAGGCCTACAACTCGCTTGAGCGTAACCCGATGCCGCTTGGCCACCCGAAGGTTGACGGCAAGCATGTGTCTGCTCGCGATGTCCGGGCGGTGAATGAATATCACGTCGGCGCATGGCTGCAGAACGTCAGCCATGAAGGTGGGAAAGTGACGGGCGATATGTACGTTAACCGCCAGTACGCCGAGTCAAGCGAGAAGGGCAAGCGCCTGATTAATCGCCTTGATGAGATGATCGCTGGTACCAACTCAGAACCCATCCACATCTCCACAGGACTGCTGTATTCCGGCATTGCCGCTAATGGCGAGTCAAAGGGCAAAAAGTACAACGAGATCGCCACCAACATGATGTTTGACCATGTGGCGGTGCTGCTCGATGAGCCTGGCGCCGGAACGCCTGCAGAAGGCGTCGGTATCTTTGTCAACGCTGAGGGCGACGAGCTCGAAATTGAAGTAGTCAACCTCGCTGATGCTGACGTACCAGACCCGCAAGACGCCTCATTCAAAACATTCTTTAACCAGCTAAAGGCGTTTTTCAGCGCCAACAGCGATTCAACCCAGAAGGAAACAGATCCGATGAAAGAGCTCATCGTTAATGCGCTGAAGGCTAACGGCAAAGAGGTAGAGGGTAAAACCGATGCCGAACTGATGGACGCATACAACCAGATGAAGGCCGAAGAGGTCACCGCCAAGAAAAAAGGCGATGAAGAAATCGACCCGACCACCGGCGCACCCAAGAAGACGGAACAGGCCGCCAACAATGAAGAGATGCCAGCCTGGGCAAAAGCTCTGACCGATCAGGTTTTGGCGCTTAACAGCAAGATCAACGCAAACTCGGAAAGCGAGAAGAGCAACATGCGCGCAGCGGTAAAAGCCAAATTTGGCATGACGGATATCGCTGTCAACGCGCTGGACGGTGAACCGCTCAGCGAGCTGTTTGCTAAATGCCAGACCTCAACCGGCCTGAATGGTGCTTTCCTGCAGGCCACTAACAACCAATCAGTCAGCGAAATGCCGGAGTAAAAAATGGCTAAAGACGGAAAACACGTAATTCACGCCGGTGGCGTATTCCCTAATCCGCTGCTTAACCGTGAAGGTGCCGCGGCGGCCGCCACTAAACCAGGTACCGTTGGCTTCTTCTCTGCTGGGAAGTTTACAGCGTCGGTTGATGGTAACGAAGAGGCGATCCTCTATATCGCTGACTTTGATTATCTGCGCTGCCAGACGGTTGATGACTCCATACCGGTGAATGAGCTGGTGGTTGGCATTCATCCAATGCAGGGCATGTTCCTCAACGTACGCGCCGCTGCAGGCACGTACAAAAAAGGACAACCGCTTTCCATCGCAAATGGCCAGGTTAAAGCCGCCGGCGCCGATGAATCAATCCGCGCATTTGTCGAAGAAGACACAGCGTACACCGTTGCTGCAGGCGATCTGCTGCGCGTCGTTATCAAGTAAGGAGCAACTGAATGCTTGTATTTTCACGCTCTATCGGTGAACGCACCGGTAACCTAGAAGTCAACCAGGCGCAGTTCCGTGAGCTGGAGATGGCGCGCAACATGAGCGCCCAGGCCGTGGCTGACTTCATCGCCCGCGCTCGCTTTGGTGAGCAAGGCCATCTGGATGCGGTGAATGCGGTAGACGATATTCGCCGCATGTACCGCGCGTACGATCAGACCGTTCTTGCTCAATTCGAGCCAAATACCGAGTTCACCTTGTTTAATGACTTGATGCCGCTGTCTCGCTCGGTCCGCCTGGAAGAGTCCGTGTATGAATACGCTCGTACTGGCGGCCGTGGCTGGGCGCACACATCAATGTCGGGACAGATTGGTGCGGCACTTGACGCACGTGCGTACAGCTTCGACGGCACGATGGTGCCGGTGCACGATTCTGGTTTCAAGTTCCACTGGCGTGACCCGATCTTCAATAAAGGTTCTGCCCTTGCTTCCCTGTCTGACGCGCAGCGCGGTTCTGTTGATGACGTGCGTCGTAAAATCGTGGATTACATGTTTAACGGTTTCCGCGATTCAGAAGGCAACTTCGTAACCTTCGATGGCAAGACCTGGAAAGGTTTAAAGGCTGATGAGCGTGTTGGTCTGGTCGATCTCGGAGCAGCAGGCCTGAACATCAACTTTGCAACCAGCACAGATCCTGACGCCATGCGAAAGGGGGCGATCGCTCTTCGCGATGTGCTGAAACTGCAGAACCATCAGTATGGCCAGCAGACCTGGTATGTATCCAGTGAAATCATGTCGAACTGGGAGCAGTACTTCGATACCCAGAACAAGACCCGTACAGTCCTGGATGAAATCCTGAGACTTTCCGGCATCGCCGCTGTGAAAGAAGACGCTGAATTGACTGGAAACCAGATTTTGGTTGTTCCTCTGGCTGCAGGGGTGATCGCTCCAGTCACCGGACAGGCCGTTGGTACGGTTGCAGACCCGCGTCAGTTCTACAACAGCGACTTCATCTGGCGTACCTGGGGCGCAATGGGTCTGATGGTTAAGCAGGACATCAACCTGAAACACGGCGTGCTCTTTGCGAGCAGCTAAGGAGAAAGTGAATGGCACTGGTAAAAGTAACAGGCAATAACCTGTTCTCTGGTGCCAATCTCCGCAAGTTGGAGGTTGGTTCAGAAGTAGAGGTTGACCGAAGCACTGCGCATCGGTGGAAGAGTGCAGGGTTGGTTGAAATCATCGTTGATGAAGATCGCGTACTTGAAGTCGCCTCTCCTGGCTCTGATGCTGAAGAGCAGCCGGAGCAGCCGGAGCAGCCGGAGCAGCCGGAGCAGCCGGAGCAGCCGGAGACCACCGCTAAATCGAAGAAGGGTAAATAACCATGGCTGACCCAATCACTGCGGCAGACGTGCAGGCGTTCCTCGGTGAATTGGGTTATTCCATTCCCGGCGCGTTACTGGATCCGATTCTATGCGTGGTGAACAAGATTATCCCGTGCCTCGATGGTGCAGGATATGACGAATGCACGGCAAAACTTATCCTGATGTATGCCGCTGCGCTCATGGCGACGTCTTCCGGCGCCCGGCGAATTAAATCGCAGGGGGCGCCGTCCGGGGCGTCACGTTCGTTCGATTACGGCGATGACAGCATCACCTGGTTGCGTGACTCACTGGCCCGGCTTGATACCAGTGGTTGCACTGGTGAACTCCCTATCAGCGCAGGTAATAGCGTCGGCCTGTTTATGGTCGTTGGTGGCTGCTGATGAAATGGATATCCGTAAAAGAACGCCATCCGCGGTCATTCGTCCGTGTCTGGGTGATGACCGATACCGGGAAGCAAACCACAGCGTACGTGAAAAGCAATGGTGAGTGGTACATAAACTGCGACCGCATACGCGCCACAGGTGCCGTTGTGCTGCGATGGAGGGATGACTGATGTCGGCAACCGCGAACTGGAGCTATACCGCTACGGCTACCATCTGGCGCAAGCTCGGCAATGATGAGTACGGTGATTCGCTCGGGTTCTCGCCTCCTGAGGCGATTCTCTGTGATTACGAAGGTGGTCTTTCTAAGCGCATCGGTAGTCTTGGTGCTGAAATCGTCGTGAAGAATACCGTCTGGTCTGAGTATGCACTGGCAGCGGCAGGTGATTACCTTCTGATTGGCGCATCGACCGAAGCCGATCCGATTGTCGCCGGGGCAGACGAGGTACGGCAGGTTATCCGTTACGCCGACACATTCGAGCGACTGGCGGATGATTACGCCATTCTGACGGGAGTGTAATTATGGGTGTAAAGGTTCGTGGTGTAAGGGAAGCTAAGGCCAATCTCAACCGCATCATTGACAATATTCAGGGGCGAAAGGTTGTACGTGCTATTCAGTCTGCGCTGATTTTAGGCAGCAGCAGGGCGGCGTATTACACGCCAATTGACTCATCTACACTCCTGAATAGTCAGTTCCGGGAAATTAACGTTAACGGCACAAGAGTTACTGGAAGGGTTGGGTACTCTGCAAATTACGCTGCATTTGTGCATGATATGCCAGGCAAGCTAAAAGGCCAGCCGAGAGCCCATTTCGGTAAGACGAGAGCCGGTAGTGAATTTGGTGGTGGTACTGGAAAGGGAAACTATTGGGACCCGCATGGCGAGCCTCAATTCCTTAAGAAGGGATTCGATGAAGAGCGTGATGCGATTGATGCTGTTATCAAGAAGGAGTTATCCCTGTGACCCCCCCGATGCATAAGCGCGTTCGTAACTTCCTCGTTGATGCCGGCTTAACCTCCGGGTACACCGTTCAGTCACTGACATGGACCGATACCGGGAAATTGACGGAGAGATTCATCGTATTCCGGCCCAACGGCGGTACGGCAGTAGATCGTGATATGGCTGCTGATTATTACGTCCTGGTGGATGTTATTACCGGGAAGTCTGCTGGCGACTACGCTAAGTCAGAAACCGATGTGCAGGCCATCATCGATTATGTGAAGCAGAACCCGATGACTAATCCCTGCCTCGGGCAGATATCAAATATGGGCGGTATCCCGTCACCAGTAATGACCGCAGAAGGGCGCATGGTGTGGCGCTTACAGTTCGCCTGTCTCTTTGGCGGATAAAACCAAATCAAATCCCATAAGGTCGCCTGGAGCGGCCTTTTTTATTATCAGAAGTGAGGTAAGCAACGATGCAAGGCTGCTCCAATAACGAACAACTAATCGGTCGCGCGAAGACGCTTGAATTAGCGTATGGATGTGCTGACCAGGTGCCGGCGGAGGGCGACTGGAAATTACTTGGTCTTCCGACTTCGGCGACGTGGGATATGAGCCCGGAGGCATTAACCTCGGATGCAGATAATGGCGGTTTCAGTTCAAACCTGATCGCCAGTCTTGACCCAACTTACTCAATCGAAGGCGAGGTCCGTGTCAAAGACCGTACCGATGAGTTTGGCATTCAGCAATTCGTGAAGTATATCGCTGATGAAGTTCGCGCTCGCCGTCAACCTGCGGTCTGGATGCGTTTTCACTGGGGTGATTACTTCCATATTGGCTTCATGGTCCCGACTGGCGCCAGTGATGGTGGTGGTGTGAAGGAGATTGTTACCTACAGCTTTGAGTTCAAACTGGCTGACGGCAACACGTTCCAGATCACCGAAGCGGACGAAGGCATTCCGGTAACTGGCGTGACGGTTGCGCCAACGACCAGCTCTATCGCCGCCGGAGAAAGCACCACCTTCGAAGTAACGATTGCGCCAGCAGATGCTGACGACAAGGTCTTCACGGTTACTTCATCTGTTCCAGCGCGAGCGACAGTAGCATTTGCTGGCAATACGGTCACCGTATCCGCGCCATCTGGTGCTACTGCTGGCACCGCAGTAATCACTGTGAAGACAGATGATGGCGGGTTTACCGCAACGCATACGGTAACCGTTACGGTGTAAGCAAAACAAAGGGTAGGTGTTCCTGCCCTTGATTTTGTTTATGGGGGAAAAATGACGCCTGTTAAAGAGTTTGGCGAGTGCCTGATTACGTCCGGGGATAAGGAATATTTCTTTCGACCGTCACTGCTGGCCATGACTAGAATCGGAGAGCCGGCAGAAATTGTTCAGACGTTTTATGACCTATGCAACGATGAGGCGACACCGTTGCTCAGGCGTGCTGAGGAAGTCTATTTGCTTAATGGGAATGGTCGATTTCCTGAATGTGTAATGAATTACATAAAGAGCGGCGTGTTGGCCAGAAAGTCCATCATGGCAGCGCATGTAGTCCTGTCCGCCTGTTGTGATGATGATGTTGGTGATCTGGTTGGTTGGTTAGCTCCCGGAAAAAGTGGGAAAAGGGCTTTTCTGTGGAGGCAGGGGAGCCTTTCTCCACAGAACATGGTGGTCGTAGCTTTAAATCTCATGGTGCACGGGATAATTGGCAAGGCAAAGGTGAGAAAACTTCAGCGCCATGAGACTAGCGATACAACCAATGAATTCAGAGCATCTGAGTATATCGTCGCGGCGCGCAATCACTTCGGCATAAGCAAGGAGGAGGCGTGGCAACTCACTATGACCGAGTTTCAGCTAATGCTCATCGCTAAATACCCTGAACAGAAAGGCTATACGCGCGAAGAGTACGATCACGCAGCTGATGACTACTTTGCGCGCCGTAAGCGCAGACAGGCTAAATCCCACCAATAAACCAGCCTCGGCAAAGTCCGGGGCTTTTTTATATCCGCACTTCATCGCGCTTCACACACGCAATGTATAATCCAAGAACCTTACAGAAAGCGATCCTGAGAACTGCCGCTAGTGCCGGCGGGCCTCTTGGGGCGGCTTTTCTGTGTGACAGGTTCGCTTTCTTAAGGTAAATCGCATGAAATATCCAACTGTAATTAATGGCTTAGATTTTCGTGACCTGATTTTTGTGGCGGATAACGATCCAGTCACAGACTCGTTTATGGTGGCGAAAGCATTTGGAAAACTGCCTAAAAACGTAATTCGCGACATTGAGCGGACTATTGAGGCTTGCCCACCAGAGTTCGATACAAAACTCAATTTTGAGCTTTGCTATAAAAACAATGAGTTGCAGAATGGAAAGCCGCAGAAGTTCTATCGAATTCGCAAAGATGGGTTGATGCTTCTGGTTATGTCCTACACCAAAAAAGAGGCGATGCGTATCAAGATCGCCTACATCAACGCCTTCAACTGGATGTACGCAATGCTTCAGGTTGGTCGGCGCCAGTTTGAAGAAGAGCGTAACGCCGTCATGCTGGAGTTCTTGAAAGAGAAGGATGTTGCCAGTATGTCTGGCCGATTGCTGCGTCGGTGGGGTAAAGAGAAGAAGCCCCAGTTACTTTCACGCATTGAGCAACTGGACAAGCAAGGTCAGTTGGCCTTGCCCGGTTTTCCTAGCGTGATTACCGAGGCATGAAAACCACAAATCCGTGGTTTTTGGATAGCCCACTCAAGTGGGCTTTTTAGCCTCTAGCAGGGGCCCATCTTGAGAAAGGAGAAATAAAACTCTCCTCAAGTTATAGCTTTCTGTTTCGAGATTCCTAGCCATGATTGATGCAGCATCCACAAGGGTTCCGTGAATCTTCTTCTTTTCTTTGTCGCTTAGTTTTTCTATTTTACCAGGTTCCGTTAACCCAAGAATGAATTCTATACCCTCTTGCGCCAGTGCTGGTTGAGATATGGCATTCGCAATGATATCCACGATCTCTGAGTTCATGGAACGTCCATTACGCTTAGCTCTCTCAGCAACTATCTCACGCATCCCATCTGGGAATCGAACAGTAAACTTATCCTGTATCTGGCTTGGAAATTTTTCTGACATAAGGCACCTCAAATAAAAAGCATTGTAGAGGCAACTTGACTTCATCAGCAATCGTGGTAATTTGACTCTAGAGGCGAGTTGCCTCCATTAGAAATAAAGCAAAGGAGAGTTACATGGACAAGAATGATGCAAAGTTGACACTGCGGTACCCAAAAGAAGTGAAGGACGCATTTAAGAAGATCGCGAAAGAAGAGGGTCTTTCTGAGAATTCGGCGTTAGTTCAGGCACTGGTATGGGCTTTGAAATTTAGAGATCAGATGCATGCACAGTAAAAACAGCGAAGCCCCAGAGGCGGCAACCTCCGAGGCTTCTAATTTACCAGTCAATCGCGAGACTACTGATATGAAGAGTTTAGCTAAATCCACTGTAAATTGCACTAACAGCATTACCATTTCCGACATCAAAATCCACATGGATGCAGCAGGGCGTTACTCTCTCAATGACCTGCACAAGGCATCAGGTAAAGAGCGTCGTCATGAGCCAGCCGCATGGCTGAGACTCGATCAAACTAATGAGTTAGTTCAGGAAATTCTAAATACGCAGATGTGTGTATTTAAAAAAGGCGATAACTCCAATTCTTCAGAATCGCAGATTAAGAAGCCGATGGACTCCAGGAAGGGCCGCTATGGTGGTACATACGTTTGTAAAGAGTTGGTTTACTCCTACGCCATGTGGATCAGCGCAGCTTTTGCTCTCAAAGTTATCCGTGCATATGACGCACTGGTAACTGGCAATGTAAATGAAGCAGTCCGCATTGCCAAAACGACCGTGAGCGAAAGAACGCCACTTCGCGATGCAGTTAACATGCTTGTAGGCAAGAAAGGACTCCGCTATGACGACGCCTACAATATAGTTCATCAGCGCTTTGCTATCGACAGCATTGATGAGCTTGAACTCGAGCAAATCCCTATAGCAGTGGAGTACGTTCACCGCATGGCGCTAGAAGGCGAATTCCTGGGCAAGCAAGAATCGTTACCGGCGCCAAAACTTGACGTTAACATTCCGATTCAGTGGTGGCTTGATAACAACCCGGTAGTTCGCAGTGGAAACCTCTCATTTGGCAGGGGGCGTACTGCTCCTGCGCTGGATGTGACTATGGACATGCTTTGCGGTGATAACTCGACATCTGCGGCCATTCGCCTGATCAACGTTCTTGAAGAAGCTGGTTTTGATGTATCAGCACCGAAGGCTGAAATTGTGGCGATGCGCAAACATCTGGGTAATGTCGAGTACGGTATGAAGGCTATCGCTGACGCTTGCCGCCGGGCGGGGAATAAAACCATCTCGTTTCGCGGTGGTAAAGCTGAATATGTGATTAGTTAACAACCTACAAAAATTATGTAGGTCATTCTCAAACCCGCTTAACTGCGGGTTTTGTCGTTCCCTCCTATCCCTGCTAGGATTTGTCCAAACTAATCAATGGGGATAGGGATATGAAAAAGGTTTTGATGGTGGCGATTTTGGCCGCTTCATCGTTTGTCATTGCAGGCTGCGCACCGAAGCCACCTTCTCAAGTGGAAATATCCACTGCAAACTACGGCACTTTGCCTAATGACTATCAGCAACAAATTAAAAATCACATGGCATCTATTCTGAAAGATCCGGAATCAGCTCGATATACATTTGAACCTCCATTCAAAGGTTATTCGCAAGATGGCTCTCTTTCTTCGACGAATGGAGGCGTGACGTATGGACAAGTTGTCGGTGTACAGGTCAATGCCAAAAACAGTTATGGCGGATACACAGGAAATCAACTTTATGTGTTTATGTTCTCGAATGGGGTGATGTATGACTCTACAGCAAACTTCCAGTTTGGAAGGGTTAAGCGAGTCCCGTAAACAATGATGAACTGATTAAAGCCCCGCATTGTCGGGGTTTTTTATTGCCTGGAGAAAATATGTCGCAAGGTGAAAAAGTAGGTGGTCTTTATATTGAAATCGAAGCTGATACCGCCAAGCTTTTGGCTGGAGAACGACAGGCGAACAAATCATTAAACGCTATCGGTAACAGCGCCGATAATGCCTCGAAAAAATTTGAACAACTGCAAACAAGCCTTAATAAAGTCGCTGGAGCTGTTGCTGCATCTATTGTCGTTGATTGGGGAAGAGCATTCCTTGTTGCTGCAGATAATATGAGTCAGTTAAATGCGAGAGTTGAAAGATTAACTGGAAGTGCATCATCTGCCTCTCAAACCATGCAAAGTCTTATGCGAGTTAGCTCATCGACAGGCGGGTCTATACAGGACACCACAAAGCTATGGGAATCGCTCAGTACTGCATTGCGTGATACAGGGGCATCAAACGGCCAAATTATTCAACTTACAGAAACTTTGCAAAAAATTGGTCGTATAGGGAGCACCTCTTCAGAGGAAATGGCTAATGCTCTTCGACAATTCGGTCAATCGATTTCTTCAGGTACAGTGAGGGCTGAGGAATTTAACTCAATACTTGAGCAAATGCCTGAGTTGGCTCGACAGATTGCTGCAGGAATGGGAGTTGGCGTGGGAGAGCTTCGCCAATTGATGCTCGAAGGAAAATTATCGGCGCAAGATGCTCTAAACGCTATTCAGAAACAGACCGTTTTAGTTAATACCGAGTTCGAGAAACTACCCAGGACCTTGTCTCAAGCCAATACATCATTAACTAATTCATTCCTAACAATGGTGGATAATCTAAATAAAGCTACAGGGGCAAGTAACGGAATGGTCTTAGTGATCGATTCTTTAGCTGTAGCAATAGGCAGATTAACTGGTCAGGCTGCGACTGCAAGTCAACAAATCGCAGACCTTAGATCTGAAGCTGAAATGTATGCAAGAAGGGCAAGGACTTGGGGATGGTTGGGGTTTGGCGATTGGCAAAAAGAAAATGAGCAGAAATCAGCAAAGTTAACTGCAGATGCTTGGGAAAAGGCATCCCGTGCCGGTTGGGATGCTGCCCAAAAGGTGGCGAAAAACACCAAGCCTATTGAGATAAAAGCAGTGTCGACTACTGCGCAAAGTAAGGCTAAGGGTGGGAAGTCAGCAGCCCAGAAAGAGGCCGAGCAGTACGCTAGAGCACAAGAATTAATTACGGAAAGGTTGTCGGATTTAAAAAGTAAAGCAGAACTGTCAGCCGGTAGCATCACTGAACTCTCAAGAGCTCAAGCAATCCTAAATGCCCAGCAATCTTTGGGCAAAGCGGCATCGCAAGAACAGATTGCTTTGGCTGGAGAGTATGCAGCAAAAGCTTGGGACAACGCAAAAGCGTTGCGCGAACAGGCCAAAGCTGAAAAACAACGGGCTGATGCGGCAAGCAAGTTTAGTTCAATTCAGACTAAATCCAGTAGGGTTATAGGGCTAGATACTCAGTATCAGCAGGATATTGCTGATATCAAAATGTACGCTCAAATGTACCCTCAGAAAATAGCTGAGGCTGAGGCGGCTAGATCCTCTATTGAAAAGCAATATCGAGACCAGCGCATAGCAGCTATGTGGCAGGAGTGGGCGCAGCAAACCACTGCGACACAAGCGGCAGCGGCGGCATTTGATGGTTTTGCTAATAGTGCTAGTAATGCATTAACAGGCATAGTGACAGGAAGCATGGCTGCCTCTGATGCATTGCGTTCAATTGGGAATACCATTTTGAACGAGGTAATTAATACCTTTGTGCAAATGGGAGTCCAGTGGGCTAAGTCTGCTATTTTGGGTGCAACTACCCAGCAAGCAGCTATAGCCGCCACCACTGCTACGCAAGTCAGTTCTCTGGCAACGACTACTGCCGCCAGTACATCGTCGGCAGCGGCCACAACGGCAGCATGGACGCCGGCGGCGCTTGTTGCTTCGATCGGTTCGTTCGGTGGCGCGGTTGCTATTGGCCTCGGTGCCCTGGTGGCTGCGCTGGCTGTTGGCTCATCGTTGGCCGGCAAGCGCAAGAACGGTGGTCCGGTATCGGCGGGCTCAATGTACCAGGTAGGTGAGGGCGGTATGCCTGAAATCTACCGCGCCAGTAACGGCAGTCAGTACATGATCCCGGGGGATAACGGCTCTGTCATCAGCAATAAGGATTTGCAGGGCAGTGGCGGCGGCGCGCTGCAGGTCGTGAACAACGTTTACAATTATGCAAATGGCGTCAATGTCGATACCCGCAGCAGCCAGAACGGCGGGCAACTGGTTATCGAGACCTTTATCACCGATATGCAGAACGGTGGCCCGATGTCCTCTCAGATGCAGGACACGTTCGGCCTTCGCCGGCAGGCCAATGGCGATTACTAAACCAACCCGCTTTGGCGGGTTTTTACAGGTGGGAATTATGAAATTCATCGAATTACCAGAGCGAGTACAGGAGCAGGCCGCAGAGAGACTTTCTGAGGAGCTTCAAGGCATGGTGACATGGAAGGAAGATGAGAGAACGGAAAAAGCGAAGGCGATCGCTAAATCCGTTCGTGAAAGTTTTATTGAGCTGTGTTCAGAGTGTTAGCTCTTTTGTTCATCTTCTTTTTTAAAGTGCTGAACTGCTTCATCATAAAACGACAACAATCCTGAAATGTTCGAAGAATAAACAGGTACCCGCTGAGCCCTGACCATTTCAATGAGCAATGCGTATGCTGCTTCTTCTGGAGAATCTTTCGGATTCACTAGACCAGACATAAAACCTCCTTTGTTATATGGAAATTTCAGCCTAACTCGTTAGTGATTTCATTAAAATCCTGATAAACAAACAGTGCCGCAGCCGCGGCTTTTTTTATGCCCGGAGGAAACGTGGCAACAGTTTCATACCCGGAATTTCTACCCCTTCCGCAGCGTCCCAGTCAGAACATGACACAGGATACCGGCTGGCAGACAACGCAGCCGGCAGTCGGGCCCGCAATATTCACGCCGTTTACAACGGATCTTAAAACGACATGGACGCTTCAGTGGATATTCACTCTTAAACAGGCGGAAGTATTTAAGTCCTGGTTACGGTCGCCGACTTACTGTGACCGCGGACGTAACTGGTTCCAGATGCGTATTGACCTTGGCGACACATACGGCCCGCAGTTGCAGACGCTTCATTTCATCAACATGCCGGTGCAAACCAGCAAAAATGGCGGAGTGGTGACATGGACGGCGACGGTCCTGTCGAACGGAATGAGCGACTACACCGAGCAATACGACGACTGGATCGTCGGGATGGCTCCTGGTACCGAATATCTCTATGACCTGCTCGTTACCGAGGTCATGCCGGAATATCCAGTGGGGAACTCATGACGACATTGCGCGAATGGAAGGAGCGTCGGCCGGCGAGTGATATCAAACAGACCATCGAGTTTTATCACCCGGCATTTGGTTATTACCGTGTAGTGAACAAGCTTTTTCAGGAGGCGACGTTCGGCGGAAACCTCTATCAGCCCGCGGCGTTTGATATCACCGAGCCTTCACAAACAAGCACCTCCATCATAATGATGACCATTACCTTCATGCAGGGGGCGGAAGAGGTCAGGAATACGCTCAAAACGTGGCGGGGCGCCGCGAGAATGACGGAGATAACCTGTAAATACCAGCAATGGAATGCGATCGGCGATGTTGAACCGATGAAGACCTGGTCGCTATTTGTGAAGGATGTTGCTGCTGATGGCACTAACGTTACCGTGAACGCTGGCAAAACCAATCCGCTGACGCTGGCCAACCCCATCATTTACACCACCAAAAACTATCCCGGACTGATTACCGTATGACACAGAGCGAATTTATCCTGCTTGTGAATGGCAAGCCGTGGGTTAACCGTGCCTGTTGTTTTGAGCAGATGGATTGCTGGGGGCTGGCGGTGCTGTATTACCGGCATGTAATCGAATGCGAGTTGCACCACATTCCAGGCTATGAATCCGGCGCCGACTTCATCACCTGTTACGAAGAAGAATCACAACATTGGACGACGGTACCAATGGCATCGCCTGGCTGTCTGGCTGTCTTTTATTACGGAAGTAAGCCTGCTCATGTAGGCATTATGGTTACGCCAACCAAATGCCTCCACGCCAGAAGAGATAGCGGTTTTGTCAGAATTGATAACGCAATACTCCTGGAAAAGGCTTACAGCAAAGTGGAGTACATGATTCATGGTTAGATATGAGGTACAGCGGCTTCCGGGAGCGCCAAAACAGAGAGGGGTAGTTAAGCACGGTACCGAGCTTGCAGAGTTGCTGAATAAGCTGAATTTGCATAACAACGTTATTGTTCTGCTAAACGGCAGAACATTGGGTGATGATTTTGATATTGGTTACAAAATGCAGGGCGGTGACCTGGTATCGATTTATGATCAGCCTGAAGGTGGCGGCCTGATTAAAACCCTCCTGAACCCGCTTGAGCATCTGAACCCCATCCGATTTACAAAGAAGGTGATGGAAGGGTTGAGAGGGAAGCAGGGCTCCCCATCGATATCTACAGGTGAATCTTCAAACAATGACACGACCCAGCAGACAAACCGAGCCAGATTGTATAAGGGAAGACCTAACATCTATGGTGCCGTTCGCGCTTACCCTGATCTGATTCAGGAATCACTGTTTGAATATCAAAACAACCGGAAAATGGTCACAGAGTGGATGGAGATCGGTTTCGGCTACTATGACATTTCCTCTGTCAGGTATTCCGAATCATCTTTGACGGCTCTTGCCGGGGCCAGTTATGAGATTATTCAGCCTGGTACCGTTATCGCGGAAATGCCGCAGGGGTACTCATTTGATGATGTCGATGGTCAGGAAATACCGGCGTTAAATAAAGTCACGACTGAAATTAAACAGCAGGCCACTACCGACAATCTGCTTGAGGGATATTTTTCAGGGGGGCAGTTTTACGCGAGGATACTGAAGCAAAATGCTTTCGACAGTTTCTTCGATTCATCGAAGCCACTTTCAGTCACCGTGACAGTAAATGTTACATATAACACCGCAAGTGGTGCTGTTACAAAGAATGTCAGCATTGATGCATCATTATTTAAATCCACGCTCACTGACGACGGGCAACCGATTAATCCGGAGCAATATTATAACTTTTGGTTTGATTCACTGAGCGGTTCAGATCTTGAATCTCTACCTGAAAACACGACGGTAAATAGCACACTTTTCACCATAACTGAGTACTCCGGCGCGGTAGTAGGCCCTTTCTTTGCTGCTGTCTCATCAGAGCAGTTATGGTTACATTTATACGGTAATCAGGGTGGGCATTATGATGGTCCGGTGCACATTATCTGGTATCAGGTAGATGAATCGAATGACATGATCCCCGGAACGCAAGGGAGCATGGATGTTAACGTCAGGAATAACGGTAAAGATCAGGATTATGTTTACTATACATATAAAATAACGCCAGCCGCGGGGTATGGACGTTATGCATTTACTGTGCAGCGAACAAACAACGGCGGCTCATCATCCGTTGTTTATATCTCAGGCGCGCACGCGGTAAATATCCGACGTAATGTTGTTTACCAGGATGATACGTTAGTGCGAGTAACAGTCCGTGAAACTGAAACGCCTACGGCAGCAAAAGACAGAAAATATAACTGTCTTGCGCAGCGTAGAGTCATCTCATGGACTCCTGCAGGTGGGGTTGATTATACGCTTCGCCCAAGCCGTTCATTTGCTGATGCTGTTCTTCACGAGTGGGTAATGGTTGGTAAGCAGGATGTATCCGGGCTTGATGTGGCTTCTCTTTATGCTATTTATGAGTCCCTGCCAAACTCGCTCTTAGGATATTTTGACTATACATTTTCCGATGAAAAACTTTCTCTGGGAGAGCGAATTCAAACCATCTGCAATGTGGCCCGGGTCCAGTTCAACTGGATTGGTGACATCATCACATTTTGGCGTGATGAAAAGGTGCCATATCCAGACGCAGTTTTTTCACGCTCTAATATGTTCTGGGACGAATATAAATTATCCTGGAAAATGTCTCTCCCCGGTGGTTACGATGGTGTAACGGTTGATTATGTTGATCCTGTTACTAACAAGAAAACCTATATCTACCTGCAAATTGATTCGGGTGGGATCAGGGAGGTGGAAGACGCGACGGTTAACGCTAGTCAGATTAGCCTTGAAGGTTGTCGTAATCGGACTCAGGCAGTAGATCGGGCATGGCTCGAGGCTCAGCGCATTTTGTATTCGCGCTTGAGTATGACAGTCAAGGTGCTGGAGACTGAGCAGGTGGTTCGTGGCGCCGTCGTCCAGTGTCCGGACATGTACGACAACAAGCAGCAGAACGGCTATCTCACCGGCCGCAATGGCGACATCTTCACTACCTCTGAGCGCATTGATTTCTCATTAGGCGACATGTGGGTGGTGATGACAGATAGCCTGGGCAACTTTCGTGGTCGCTGGCGCGCATACCCTGTAACGGGAAATGCCAAAGCGTTTCAGTCTGCGGCAGATGCCTTTGACCTGAATATCTACAATGGGAGCGATTGCCAGGTTGCCAGCCGGTACTTTATCGCAACTGATTCCGAACTTAACTCCAGCATCTGGCGCGTAGAAACAGCCAAACCCAATGGCGATTACACTCAGACACTGACCCTTTCCGAATATTCAGACGCTATTTATCCGTAACACACAGTAACTCTTCAACTTCGCGCACACCATCAGATTAACTTCTGAGGCTTTCGTGCGCCATTTATAGGGCGACAAGCACAATGGCAACACCGTTACCGACTCCAACGCAGAATCCTGTCCCAAGCACGGATATCCGGGACGCAGTTTTTGCGGGCGCAAAAATGGATGAAATCGTTACCAGCCCGGGCGAGAAGTATGTCGACCGCTTTGGTAATGAGCACTATACAATTGAAGGCACTCGCCAGAACCTTATACCTCTTGGCCGGCAGTATATGACGCTGGCGGCAGCGCAGGCGGACATCGCGAATATCCCGGAGGGGAGTACCACCTATGTGCGCAGTGATGACGGGAGTTCACTTGCGGATGAATATATCAACAATGGCGGAACGCTGGAGGCAACCGGGCGAAAAATGCCGTCGCAAAGTGGCATTGCCACGGCGATTAATTATGTATTGAGTGGTATTTACCCAACTGATGTGTCTTCTTCATGGGAGATTACTCAGAATTTTGTCATTTTCAGTGATGGCACTACAGGCACGAATAGTTCATGGGACGGTTATTTCATCCCATGCAAGGAGGGTGATCGGGCTGATTATTTTGGTGTTATCAACACATCAACAGCCGGAGATAAAACTGCGTGGATTATTCAGTGCGACGATAACAAAAACTACGTTAAAGTTCTGGTGGAAACCATTTCGACGGGTGTTGCAACTGAGCAGGGTACGGTACACGGAGTAGCGGTGCAGGATGGATATATCTATATTCGCGTGCGCAACAGCTCAAATCCAAACTGGAATATCAACTTTCTCAAAAAGCATTTGATTACCACTGATGACTATTTGAACGGCATTTCTCAGCTTAACCAGGGACTTTGGCCGGAAAGTGCATCATCAGTATGGGAAATTACTCGCCAGTTTGTTTTGTTCTCTGGTGGTTTGTCTGGTACCTACTCTGACTGGGATGCGTACTATATTCCTTGTAGCAAAGGGGACCAGGCTGAATATTCTGGCATTATTGATCTGGCAACCACAGGGGCCGTTACGGCATGGCTGATTCAGTGCGATACCAACAAAAAATACGTGTCTGATTTAGCGGCCAATGTCACTACTGGTGATGCAACAAGGCAGGGAACAGTTAAAGGAACGGCTATCCAGGATGGATATATTTATGTCCGGGTAAAAAATAGCGGGAATGCTGGGTGGTATATCAATTTCATGAAGAAGTTCTTAGTTGCTTCTTCTGATGTTGGTATTGCTGGCGGGGTTGCTGAATATGACGTTTTAAAAGCTATCGGGGATAACGGGCAGGCCATTGATTACACCAAAAATGGCAACATGTATATCTTTGGTACAGTTATGCTCTATGACGGTACAGTTAACAGCAATGCTGGTAATGACTGGCTGGCGTATTACTTGCCAGTATCAAAAGGCGATAAGGTCACTATGTCTGGCATCTACGGTTCCGCAACTGTCGGCCAGCAAATGGCATATTTCATTCAGCTGGACCATGACAAAAATTTTGTGGCTCCTCTGGATATCTATACCAGCACCGGTGCCTCTGACGTCCAGTTAACCCGCAGTGTTGTCGCCTCTCAGGATGGGGTGATGTATGTCAGGGTGCGTCGTGTACTGGGTGGCGTCGAACAGGCATACAGCGTTACAGCATTCCAGCGCAGCTACAAGCTGCTGCAGGACCTGTACGCTCTGCAAAATCAGGTTGATGACCTGATTAATAACGGGGCGGTGCAGACGCCTGTGATTGGTGCGACTCTGGAGCAATTACCAGTCAGGCTGGATAACAGATTTAACTACAACGCTGCCGTATATATTCAGGATAACGTGGTTATTGCGGGTAACTACACATTCGTTGTGGCGACTCGTGGGAACCGTCATCCCATCATCATGCGCAAAGAGAATCTCACCGGAGTGTGGACATATTTCGACCTTCACTATGTCACCGAAAACCCTTTAGCATCGCCAACCGAAGAAGATAGTCATAACGTTTACAGCCTGGGCGTGACGAAGGATGGTTATCTAATTGTCAGTGGGAATATGCACGTCAAACCGTGCCGGGCTGTTATATCCAATGCTCCACACGACATTACGGCATGGACGGCAATCAGCTATACCGCGTCAGAGGAGGTAACCTATCCTCGGTTTGTTAAATACCCGGACGGAACCACTCAGGCATTCTGGCGGCAGGGGGTATCGGCTGCAGGTCAGTATTTCTCTGCGTTGTTTGATGATGCTACCAGAACGTTTGGTTCAGTATTTCAAATTGCTGCCACGGATCTGGACGCTAACGCCTACGAACAGCGCTTGAGTGTCGGTCGCGATGGTTCACTGCACTTCTGCTTTGGCCTGCGTGTCAACGCAAATACTGCCGATGCTAACCGTGGGCTCTACTACGCCAAATCAATGGACAAGGGTCTGACGTGGACGAACGCTGCCGGCACTATAAATTACCCCGCACCACTGGCAGAGGCTAACAGCGAGAAAATTGCTGATATTCCGATCTATTCTGGCTATGTGAATCAGAATGGCGGCGCGTGTGATTATGACAGCCACTACCACACTTGCCTGTGGCAGACCGATGATAATAACCATACGCAGATCGTTCATATCTGGTTTGACGGCTCAGACTGGCATGAGGAATTCGTGTCTAAGTTCACATTCAAGGTAAATACTACGCAGCCTCTACTGGACGGTACCCTTAGTCGTCCGGCTATTGGCTGCAACAAATATGGGAAAACATGGATTTTCTATCGAACAACGGAAATGGGGCGCGATGGAGAGATCAGGGCAATCGATGTATCTGAGCCAGGTAACCCGGTAGAACATATCGTCACCGGGTTCAATATGGGGACACTGGAACTGGCGGTAAATACCAATACTCTGATGAACGATAACCAATTGCTGATGCTGGCAACTCGCGGTGCAATTGGTTATGCGGACCCTATGTACTCTCGATACACAGATGAACCAGGGTATCTGTTAGTTGCTGTGATGCCGTAAGAAACACCACCCGGTAACCGTATGCAATGGTTACCGGTTAATTTATTATTTGAATCCTATAGTTAGTGACTTTTATCGATAAAATAAATATTGCATTCCATTTATGTTTACCGCTTTTCTAGCCTGTGAAAACAGCACCATCAACAGGATATAATATAGAAAGTTGAATTTCGGTTAAGCTTTTTATTACGTCCCCCTGCAGCGGAACTCCTGCGATATAAAGTTTCATTTCATTTCCATTCGTAATTGATGCGGTCACAGGTAATGAATTGTTTGGTACACTGATCCCTGTGGCGAGTGTGACAGAACCATCTAGTTCCAGTGTAAATACACCGCATCCAGATTTTTTCCCCAAGCTAATAGGTACTGGAAGCTTAATAAATAAATCACCAGAGGGTTTTGTATTAACTGAACTTACAGCTAACCATAATGAGAGATTGCACATGCCATTATCTATGTAATAATCACAGCCTCTGGAACTGTAACTAATGTTTCCTGGTATATCCTTACCTGCAACACCAGGAGTATAGGTGCCGACTCTTCCACCAATCTGAGGTTTATTTGTAGAAGAATATTCAACTTCGTCTGAAATACCTGTTGATTGGTTTCTATTGTTAATAATAAACGTTCTTGCTGCTGTTCCCTCAACAGAAAATCCATATGTTTCATTGAGTGCAACACCATATTTATTATCTTCAACTTTTAATCCATACAATCCTCTCAGTTTAACTGCTCGTAATTGCTTTGGAGAAACAATATAGCTATTTCTTACAGTGATGCTATGAGCAGTGTTAAGGCTTGATATCATTACTCCACTGTTATCAAATCCATTTGTTCCTGGAACATCGCAACCTATTAAGACGCCAGCTTCAGTATTAGCATTTCCGTTCGTGCCATTCCCGTTATTATACAGATAACACCCTTCAATTATTACACCATGCGCTGAATTACTACCACTGTTGGTGTTAGAAGTAATGGCCAAACCCCATGCGCCATCTTCAGAATGCTCAATGTTACACCCGGATACCATAGAACCAGCAGGGTTGCACATTAACAGATTGCCTACTAATCCATGGTGGAATGTAGCTCCGCCAGTTACTGTTATGCCGGTATGGTCGTTGGTATATCCTATGCGACAACAAATTTGCCCACCATAATACTCCCCACCAATTATTGAGCATCCCCAGGCTCTTTTCGAACCAAGCCACAGGCCATATCTGGCACGAAGCGGATTGCCATCGGCATCTTTATTTGTAGAGATTCCTGCCCAAAAGTCACAATTGATGACAAATGTATTATAACACCTGGCAATTTTAATTAAGGCATCATTATAGTAAACCTTTCCATCATCGATGTATCTAACCTTGAGGTCTCTAAGGTAATGTCTTCTTGTCTTGGCTCCACTGGTTTCATCACCCATAACTATCTGACCACCAGCCATTAAAATGGTACCATTGATAATATTAAAATTAATATCGAGTTTGTGGGTGGATTTGAGTGTGTATGTTTTCCCACGTAAGTCAATGGTGTAAGGTAAGTCGCTAGATAATGATGTATCCTCTAGTTCGGAGAGTCCCTTAAACATTGAAGACCATAAATCGTCATCCGTTGGCGCAGGTAAATCTATGCCATACATTTCTGGGTATACTATACGACCTAGACTTAGTAATTTGGTTACACTCATGTGATAAGGAGTATTAACCAGGTCTCCTCCAAGCCCCTCTTGTGGAGAGTTTAAATCTTCTCTTAAAGTGTCATCAGTAATCATTCTTGCCTCTCTTACTTTCTGTATATTTCATTTAACTGTATAAACAAACAGTATTTTGTGCAAGTTGGATTAATAAAAAAGTATGATGACTGAATTTAGTTTCACTAAAGCGTTTGATGATCAATGCGTATCTTAATGATGAACATTTTACCGGTTGTAAATTCGTTTGTGATTAGGGTATATAACTGAGTAGGGACTTAAACATAGAACAGAACCTGGGATTTACTGTGGAAAAATAATTGGTTTCAGAGAAATGAATTACGATGTGTACCGTAAACTATAGCAACCACGTAGCAGGTGACTGATGTGTTCGCAGATGGTGTGATAAACACATTATCAATTTTCTCAGCAAATCCTTGCGAAGCATTGCGTTACAACAATGGCATTCATCAATAGACGCTCCCTGTCTTGATCTCCTCTTCCATAAAAACTACTGTATATAAAAACAGTATAAATGGAGTGACAGATCATGCTTCAACAACCACAGTTTTATGAAGTAACCGGCATAAGCCAGCATGCAACATTCGTTGATACACAACGTGGCATCGCCGTAATTGAGCGCTCATCATCGCCGTTAGCATCAGCGGTTTTACTTATCTCATATTGCGGGGTACAGCAGTTTGCGCGCTTCCTTGGAGGATCGCTCATTACGGAGGACGGCGACGCTATTGAAGGGGATATGCTAGCGGATGTTGAGCTGATAGGAGTGGTAACTCACATCATCAGTAAAGCCGGTTTTGATGACAGCCCGGTGATGTAATGTTTGCTCTGGTTGATGTGAACAGCTTCTACGCGAGCTGCGAAACCATTTTCAGGCCGGATCTGCGAGGGAAGCCAGTTGTCGTATTGTCCAATAACGATGGTTGCGTGATAGCGCGTTCTGCCGAAGCCAAGAAACTTGGCATCAAGATGGGGGATCCGTACTTCAAATGCAAAGACCAGTTCCGCCGGCATGGCGTGGTTTGCTTCAGTTCGAACTATGAACTCTACGCAGATATGAGTAATCGGGTCATGACGACACTTGAGGAAATGTGTCCCAGAGTTGAAATCTACAGCATAGACGAGGCTTTTTGCGACCTCACCGGTGTGCGTAATTGCCGTGTGCTGGAAGAGTTCGGACATGAGCTGAAAGAGACCGTTTACCGCAATACCAGGCTTCCGGTTGGGGTGGGGATTGCACAAACAAAAACGCTGGCAAAGCTCGCCAATCATGCGGCGAAAACATGGAAAGCTACTGGTGGAGTTGTCGACCTTTCGAATGTGGAACGCCAGCGCAAACTGATGGCTTTACTTCCGGTGGATGAGGTGTGGGGTGTTGGCCGCCGTATCAGCAAAAAGCTTGAGGCTATGGGGATAAAAACCGTCCTGCAGTTGGCTGATACGGATATCCGCTTTATCCGCAAACACTTCAACGTGGTACTTGAGAGAACCGTCCGTGAGCTTCGCGGCGAACCGTGTCTTGAGCTGGAAGAGTTTGCGCCAGTGAAACAGGAAATCGTCTGCAGTCGGTCGTTCGGGGAGCGCATTACCACCTATGAACAAATGCGCCAGGCAATCTGTTCATATGCGGCCAGAGGCGCAGAGAAACTTCGTGGAGAGCATCAATACTGTCGTTACATTTCCACCTTTGTGAAGACATCTCCCTTTGCGCTGAATGAAAAATACTACGGTAACAGCGGGTCCATTAAGTTACTGACGCCCACGCAGGACAGCCGGGATATCATCAATGCCGCGGTAAAGTGTCTTGATGCGATATGGGTCGACGGGCACCGGTATCAGAAAGCGGGGATCATGCTAGGTGATTTCTATAGCCAGGGTGTCGCACAACTGAACTTGTTTGATGACAATGCGCCACGGCAGAACAGCGAGAAACTGATGGAAGTTCTCGACCACCTCAACGCAAAGGACGGGAGGGGAACTCTCTATTTTGCTGGGCAGGGGATCCAGGCCACCTGGCAGATGAAAAGGGAAATGCTATCCCCGCGCTATACTACGAGGTTTTGTGACCTGCTCAAAGTTAGATGATTCGGCTATTAACGGTAGTGGTCATGCTTCTATTACAGTCCGCTTAGAGCGAGGAGCGGACGATGAAAATTGGATCTAAACGCGCTTTGACTCAGGAGTTCCCTGATGGAATACCAATTGCCATTGACCATTCCCACTCATTTCCCAACATGAAGAGCGAAGAGAGGCATTACTACCATCTGGATCAAAAGTCCTGTAATGCAATATTGCGAAATTATTTCTAATGATGATAAGTCTAAATTCGTCACTATGAATTATTGGACAACCAACTTCAGTAGAAAGTGCCTCTATTGTTTCTGCCCGATCAATTAACATGCCAGATCGCGTTATCTCTCGAAATTCCTCATGAAGTATATGTTCAAGCCATTCCCGATCGTTCCGCTTGTTACCATGAAGAGAACATTCGAGACGTTTAAGTCTCTCAAGGAGCATAGTATTGTCCTGATTACATTGGGTCATTAACTTTTAGGACAATGAACGCTGGAAAGCAATGTCCGCTTCTGGCACATTTCGGACGTTGTCAATTTATAGGCGCTCAATAGCCTCGATTAGCTCGGCGCTCTGATTCTTCACATTTCCTACGGCGCGCGTCACCGCGTGCCAGATAAACTTGTCTGCGGGCACCGTACCGTCCGCAGCTATTTCTTCGGCCTCTTTCCCTCCTATATCCTGTCTCATCCATTCCCTGGCTGCTTCTGGTGACAACACAAGCGGCCGGCGGTCGTGAATATCTACCAGACCTTTATCTGCTGCCGCGGTGACAATCAGAAAACCTTCTGCTTCATCTCCGCGTTCAAATGGTGTGCTTCCGATTGCTGCCATGAATATAGGTTGGCCATCGGCACGATGGATGAAGTAGGGCTGCTTCTTGTCGCCTTCCTTTTTCCATTCGAACCATCCATCAGCAAAGCAGATCGCCCGGCCATGTTGCCAGAGAGGTTTAAACATTCTGCTGGTGGCCGCCGTTTCGACGCGTGCGTTAATCAGAGGTGGTTTATCCCACCATCCTGGCGCATAACCCCAGAAGACAGGATCGATATGTAATTGTTCGTCACGTTCGCTCAGAAGCAAAACTTTGGTACCGGGCGCGACGTTGTATCGACCAATCGGTTCCGGGTCATATGCGATTTCACGATCGGCTTCATCGGCAAGATAGGAAAGATAATCTTCACGGGTCATTGACTGGGAAAAGCGTCCGCACATATCAACCTCCAGTGGTCAGACTGAAAGTATAGGCGTCAAAAACGAGTTCTGGACGAAGCTGTAAGCTTGAAAAAGAAGGGAATCACGAAAGAGTGGTGCGCACCGAAAATTCATGATTACCGCGAAAGAGGATGACATGGGATGGGGGAGAGGTAAACGGCGTTGCTTTTAATCTGGAAAGCTGCTCGCAGAATTTTTAATGGGGCATGTATGGGGCAAAAAATTAGCGCAAAACAACTCAAAACCTCATAAGGTATCGATTCGTCTTGCGCTAATGCATTGCTTAAACACTACATCCGCATTACTTCAACGCACCTTGCTTTTAAACTGATGCCTGTTTTAAACAAACCAGGCTGGGCGCAGTAAACTCATCAAAATATTAGAACCGGGCATTCCCTGCCTGCGCGGCCCGGTTCTTTGTTCGCATTAATATCCCATCATTCTCAATGCCAGCCAGATAATCCCCGCCCACAAGAAAGCGCATGGAAAAATAACAACACTAAGCGAACGCCAGCCGTTTCTACTCATCGGAAACTCCACATTTAAGTCATCATCACCAGGTGTGTTTGGCATTTCATCATCGGCGCGGGGGCGGGGAACTTTAGGAATATTTGTAAAGCAGATGTAGAAAAAAATAGACCCGGCGCGGTGGCCGGGCTGAGAGGGCGTTGACGAGCTGCCAGGTCACCCCGGCGCGGTGACTGCTTGCGGCGATCAGATGGGCAGGAAACTAATCATTAAATACGCGACGACAATGCAGATTAGCGTCATATACCAGACTATGCTCATGGTGACTTATCCCATTTCAGACTCAAACAAGACGAGCCTTTCGGATAACGACTTTAAACATCCAGATGTCGATGATCAACCGCTTGCGCATCAGGGGATTAGCTTTTCTTGGCGTGGAACAGGCCGTCTTCGCCGTGGGATTCATCCTCAACCCAGAAGTTAATGTTGAACTGGGCATCATCGCTGAGCTCGATACGATGCCAATACTGCGGCGGGCTGGTGGCGAACTGCCCGGCGTTAATGACGACCTTCACCTCCGGTTCGGTTGCCTGCTCGTCATGAAAACCGTAGTAGGTTACCGTTCCTTCCATGACGCACAGCTGACCGAAAACGTTAGCGGCAGTATTGTGATGGGTGAGCAGCGGCGCCGGAACATTTTCTTTAGTGAAGAACGGAGTGGAGCGTTTAACTTTCCAGTTAGCCGGGATACGCAGGTGAGACATGGTGAGCTCCTCAGTGGATGCATATAAGATGTATTTAATATGCATCTTTAATGGGGCGTCGTCAACTTACAGGCATAAAAAACGCCCCCGAAGGAGCGTGTACTATCTGGCAGGATAACTTAACGGCCGAACAGATCGCGTTTTTTAGCCTTAAATGGCTGAGCGATCAGCACCAGCAGACCGATGACCAGATAAGCGGCAAAGATGCCTACCAGCCACTGCGGCATCTCCAGCGTCAGGAATTCCCACTGGCGCACGGAGCAGTCGCCTGTGGCGACGAATACCTGCGGCAGCCATTTATCCAGCGGCAGCCACGTCGGGAAACGCGCGGCGAAATCGCAGGTCTGGAACGGAGAGGGGTGCAGCTGAATCATGGTGTGTTCCCAGGCTAACTGCAAACCGCGCAGGGCGCTGTATAGCCAGATCAGCAGCGCGACGTAGCGCAACGGAGTTTTCGGCGCGATAGCGCCCACCAGACCGGCGCCCATAATGCCAAACAGAGCGCAGCGTTCATAAATACACAACACGCAGGGCTGCAGCAGCATCACGTGCTGGAACCACAGCGCCACTAATTCAAGTATAAAAGCGGTTAACGCCATCAAGAGCCAGGCGCCGCGTCCCCGTGAGCACTGGTTTAAGTATTGCAACAT